ACCTTGATGTTCTTCGTGCCGGCGGTGAGGTACTGGTGCGACACGATGCCCTGCTCGGCGGTGAACGTGGCCAGCGGCGTGCCGTCGCCCCAGTCGACCGTCACCGCGCCGTTGGGCGCGTTGTCGTAGGTCACCCGGGCGGTCATGCCGGTCGCGTCGGTCGGCGAGGACACCACGGTGACCGTCGGGTTGGGCTGGGTCACGGCGCAGTTCAGGCCGCAGGTCGGCGACGGCGGCGGCATCGTGGTGACGTCGATGTGCTGGAGGTCGGTCGGCCCGATCGGGTCGACGAGCTTGGACTTCACCGCGCCGGTGGCGTCCTGGTACACGTCGTACGGGCCGACGCCCCAGTTGCCGCCCGCGACGCCCTTGGCGGTGATCTCGAACGTCACCGCGCCGTTCTCGATGGTGTAGCTGCCCAGGATGCCGGCCTGCACCCAGGGGATCAGCAGATAGCCGTACTGGGTCGCGGTGCTGGTGCCCGAGCACCGGTTGCCGCCGCCCGAGCCGGTCCAGATCTCCAGCGCGAAGCCCTCGTCGCAGGAGATGTTCTGCCCCACCCGGAAGCCCGACGCGGTGCCGTCGGGGTTGCGCACCACGGGCACGGAGGTCGCCAGCGCGAACAGCTCCGGGTCGATGCGGCAGAAGTCGATGGTCAGGTTCAGCCACCGGATATGCGGACACGCCGGGATATCCACGCACGAATCGCCATTAAAATTCGTGGCAGTGATGTCCTCACCCTCATCGACTTCCGGTTCGATCTGAACCGACACGACGCCGTCGGAGACGCCGAAAATCGGGGTGGTGCCGTCCGGGCACATCACCGGGTTGCCGCAGCCGTCCACCTTGGTCAAGCGGACGACCTTGCCGCGTACCGGGGCCCAGCAGGTCGATGCCATGGGGGAGACCTCCACGCATAGGGATGGCCTATGCCCGGCCCGCAACCAGCGGCAGATCTGCGAACGCCCGGCCCACAGCCAGCGGCGATCGGTCGCGCTCAGACTAACGCACGACTATGGGTAGACGCGGTGACTCACTGCGTCCTCCCATTGTGGTCTACGCTGGTCGGCGATACACCGATGCTGGCTGCGGGCCGATCGGGGCCCGATCTCCCGCACAGGAGCCCACGGTGTCCTTTGTGATCCCCGAGTCGATCGACGGCTACACCCGCGAGCAGCTGGTCGCCGCCGAAGCCAGCGCGGTCGAGGCGTTCGACGCCCTGCGCGACGACGAAAACCTCAACGCCGAGGGCCTGACGCAGCTGCGCGCCCTGGCCACGTTCATCCGCACCGCCCGCGAGCGGACCGCCGCCATCGACGCCCAGTCGGCCGCCGACGCCGCGGAGCTGGCCGCGATGGACGCCGAGGTGCACGCCCAGGCCGCCCCCGACGGCGAGCCCGGCGCCGAGGAGGGCGCCGACGAGCCCGCCACCGACGAGCCGGCCCCGGCCGACCCCGTCGCCGAACCGGCCGCCGCCGCACCCACCGAGGCCGCGCGCCGTCCGGTGATGGCCGCCGGGGCCGCGCTCACCCGGGCCGCCGCCGCCGCGCCCCGCCCGCCGGTGCCCGCGCCGACCGCCAACCGCGACACGATCCTGTCGGTCGGCGGACGCCCGGCCGTGGTGACCGCCGCCGCCGACGTGCCCGACTACGCCAACGGCCAGACCCTGCGCGGGCTGCCGGAGCTGGCCGACGTCCTGGCCAAGCGGTGGAACGGCTTCCCGCGCCAGCAGCGCCTGCGCGGCACGTCCGGGTTCGCCCAGCTGCACCTCAAGCAGGGCGTCGCCCGCATCACCCTGCCCGACCCGCAGAACCTGCCGATCGCCGACGGGCGCAACGACGCCGAGGTCATCGACGCCGCCACCAGCCTCAACCGGGTCGGCGGGTCGCTGGTCGCGGCGGGCGCCTGGTGCCCGCCGCCGGAGCAGTTCTGGGACCTGTGCGGCAGCCTGATCAACGGCACCGGCGGGCTGTGGGACGGGCCCCGGTTCACCTACCGGCGCAACGCCGTGCAGTACCCGGACGCGTTCAACTTGATCCCGGTCGCCGACAACATCGGCTTCACCTGGACCGAGGCGGACTCGATCGCCGGCACGCCGAAGAACTGCTTCACCATGCCGTGCCCGACGTTCACCGACTTCACCCAGGAGTGCAACGGCATCTGCGTACGCGGCGACCTGATCAACGACACCGCGTGGCCCGAGCTGGTCCAGCGGGTGATGACCGACGCCCTGGCGCTGCACCAGCTGGTCCTCAACCGCGACATCATCGCGAAGATCGCCGCCGCGGCCACGCCGGTCAACCTGGCCCCCGGCTCGGACCTGGACCTGGACACCACCGTCACGTCCGGGGTGTACTCCGCGGTCGCGCTGGCGGCGGCCGACTACCGGGCCCGCGCCCAGGCCAGCGCCACCCAGGAGCTGGAAGTGCTGCTGCCCGCGTGGCTGCCGGAGATGGCGTCGATCGACCAGATGCGCCGCACCGGCTGCTGCACCCCGTCGGGGGTCACCCAGGCGCAGCTGACCAGCCGGTTCGGCGACCTGAACGTGCGCGTGCAGTGGCTGCGCGGCTGGCAGGACGCGTTCGCCGGCACGGCCGGCGGGCTGGGCGGGACGACCCCGGCGACGGTGTGGCCCGACAGCCTCAAGTTCGTCATCTACGCGCCGGGGACCTGGTCGCTGGGCTCGCGCAACATCATCAGCCTGGACGCCGTATACGACTCGACCAGCCTGGAGCAGAACGAGTACACGTCGATGTTCACCGAGCAGTGCCAGATCCTGCTGCACCGCTGCTTCCCGACCTACATCTACACGCTCGACATCTGCCCCTCCGGCGCCACCTCGGCCCCGGTTCAGTTCGCCTGCGCACCGTAGGTAGCGGGTAGCGGCGAGCCGGTAGGAGGTTGACGTGGCACAGCCGCGTATCGAGGTCACCGCGCCGGTACGCCGGACGCTGCGCGGCGGGCTGGCGCAGGCCGCCGCCGTGCACGAGGGCGCCTCGCGGCGCCTGGGCCTGGCCGGGCTGACCGCCGAGACCGACGCGTGCGCGACGGCCAGCTGCACCTGGCCCGCGCCGTGTTCGGGCGGCGTGGCGCCGCCCGGCGGCAAGCACCCGTCCTCGTGCTGTCCGCAGATCCTGACCGGGGACCCGTTCACCGTGTACGCGGCGGCGTGCACGGATGTCCTGGACCCCGCCACCGCCGCCGAGCGGGCCCGCGCCAAGCTCGCCGGCGGCCGGTGGCGGTGCATCGAGTCGCAGCTGTTCGCCCACATGCAGGCCGCCGCCGTCGACGTGTCGCCGCCCTACGGCAGCGGCGCGACCGGGATCGCCGGCGCGGTGGCGGCGCTGGAGCAGGCGCTGGGCGACGTCTACGACGGGCAGGCGGTCATCCACGCCCCCCGCTACGCGGCGGCGTTCGCGGCCCGCGACCGCCTCGTCTGCGGCTGCGGCGACATGACCGCGCCGGTCACCGTGCTGGGCAACGCGTGGGCGTTCGGGGCCGGCTACTCCGCCGACGGCCCGAACGGGCAGACGTCGACCGAATGCGTGTTCTGGCTCTACGCCACCGGTGCCGTCGACGTCTACATCGGACCGGTCAGCGAGGCCGGGGCGAACGACGTCACCGGCAACGAATCGTTCCACGTCTACGAGCAGTCGGTCGCCACCCTTCTCGACTGCCCCGGCGTGTACGCCGCCCGGGTCACCCTCACCGACTGCTGCACCTGCGGCCACACCCTGCCGGCCGAGGGCCCGGCGCTGACCGCCGCCGACTGCACCTAGGAGAGGCCCGTGCCCACCGCATCGATCACATGGAGCGCCGCGAACCCGGTCAGCATCGACTGGGGCGACGGCAGCGCGGCCGGGTCCGGCTCGGCGACCGGCACGGCCACCCACACCTACGCCGACCCCGGCGCGCACACGATCACCATCACCGACACGGTCGCCGGCGGCACCGCCTCCCAGACGGTCACCTGCCCGGTTCCGCCGTGCGCGCTGACGGTGACCAACACCCCGAACGCGGCGTCGGCGACCGCGACGGTGACCACCGGCCTGACGTCGGGCTACACCATCGACTGGGGCGACGGTTCCAGTGTGGACGGTGTGCTGCTCAACGCGCCGGTGTCGCACACCTACGGCCTGTCGGGCAGCTACGCCGTTTCCGCGCACGGCACCACGTTCTCCGGATCGGCGTGCGCCGGGGCGGTCACCGTGACGGTGCCGACGTTCACCCTCGCCGCGACAACCCCGGTCGCCGGGGCGGCGCCGCTGGCGGTGACCGTGCGCATCGCCCCGGCCGGGGCGGCGGTGCTGGCCGGCGTGCCGTTCGAGATCGACTGGGGCGACGGGACGGCGGTCACCGCGCTGACCTACGGGCCCGGCGCCGACACGGCGGTGCATACCTTTACGGTCGCTGGCTCGTTCACCCCGCGCGCCTGCCGGATGGACACCGCCGAATGCTCGCCGCTTTCCGGGCCGGTAGTCGTGTCCTGACCCGGCGGCGACAGGTGTGGCCCGGTGCGCCCGCTACCGGGCCACACGTTTATGCCCAATCCCGGTGAGTCACCGTATGCTCCCATTGTGATGCCGGTCTGGCTCGAAATTCTGCTTGTCGCCCTCGCGGTCGCCCGGCTGACTATCCTGCTGCGCGCCGACCGGATCACCCGACCCCTGCGGCAACTGGTGTGGCGCAACACATCGCACGACGAGTCGCTGCCCCGCTACCTGGCCGTGTGCGCCTGGTGCCTGTCGTTGTGGATCGGCGCCGGCGCAGCCGGCGCCTGGTACGCCTGGCACGGCCGGCTGTGGTTCGACGCCGCCGCGCTGGCCCTGGCGGCGTCCTATGTGACCGGTGTGGCCGCCACCACCGGCCTGGAGCCCGCTTCGGACGAACCGCAAGGGTAGGAGCCGCCGTGGCGCGCATGTGGACCAAGACCAAGCCGCCCGGCGCCGGGCCGACGGCCACCCTGCACGCCGCCGCCGCGACCGTGTCCGCCGCGACCTGGCAGCGGCTGCGCACCAGCGGCTCGACCACCTGGCAGGCCGAAAGTTGGGAGTTCTACGACTGCGTGCCGGAGTACCGGTTCGTCACCGACTGGCTGGCCGCGCAAGCCTCACGCGCGTTTCTGTTCGTGACCGAGATCGACGACTCCGGCCGCCCGGTGCTCGACAACGCCACCGTGGCCCGCTCCGCGACATTCCTGGGCGGCCCGGTCATGCAGACCCCGCTGATCCACGACGCCGTCCTCCAGCTGCTGATCCCCGGCGAGTGCTACATCTACGCCCAGCTCGTCGACGGCGGCGAGATCTGGGACGTGGCCAGCGTCGACGAGGTCACCGTCATGAACGGCACCGTGACCGTCGACCACGGCAACGGCGACGCGTTCACCCTGGACCCGCAGACGTCGCTGGTCATCAAGGTGTGGGACCCGCACCCGCGCCGGCGCTCGGAGGCGACCAGCCCCAGCCGCGCCGTACGGGTGCCGATGCGCGAGATCGTGCGCTGCGACCAGACCGTCACCGCCCAGATCGACTCGCGGCTGGCCACCGCCGGCATCCTGCTGCTGCCCAAAGAGATGTCGTTCTCCATCGCGTCCGGCGAGGACGCCGACGGGCCCGGCGACGACTCCGGCGCGGACAAGTTCATGACCGCGCTGACCGAGGCGATGATGACCGCGATCGCCGACCGCGACAGCGTCGCCGCGATCGTGCCGATCGTCGTACGCGCGCCCGCCGAGATGCTCGACAAGCCGCGCCTTTTGGCCCTGTCCACGCCGGTCTCCGAGACGATCCTGGACCTGCGCGACCGGGCCATCAAACGCCTGGCGATGGGCCTGGACATCAGCCCCGAACAGCTGACCGGCGTCGGGGCGTCCAACCACCTGTCGTCCTGGCAGATGCAGGAGTCCCTGGTCACCACCCAGATCATTCCGCTGCTGGAGCTGGTCTGCGCCGCGTTCACCGAGCAGTACCTCTGGCCCGCGTTGCAGACCCAGGCGGTCGAAGACTTCCGCAAGTTCGTCGTCTGGTACGACATTTCGGCGCTGATCCAGCGCCCCGACCGCGCCAGCGACGCCCAGGCGGTCTTCGACCGCAACGAGCTGTCCGGTACGGCGCTGCGCCGTGCGAACGGGTTCACCGAAGACGACGCCCCGACCCCGGCCGAGAAGATCCAGAACGCGCTGCTGGAGGTCGCCGGCAAGGTCCCGACCGCCGCCCCGGCCATCATCAACCAGCTCCTGGCAGCGTTCGACCTGGCCCCCGACAGCCCCGGCGGGGTGTCGATCGCCCCCGCGCAGGGCCAGTCCAGCCAGGCCCGCGGCATCGACCGCTCGGCCCCGGCCCGCGACCGGGCGCTGCCGCCGACCGACACCCGCGCCGCCCCGGCGCTGCCGGCCGCCGGAAGCCTTCTGGCCGCCGCCGAGGCGCTGACGTTGCAGGCCCTGGAAACGGCCGGCAAGCGGCTGGTCGGGCGGGCCCGCTACAAGCTGGACCCGCTGCCGCCGTACGCGTACCACACCGCCGCCGGGTACGCCTGCACGCCGACGTCGGCGGCCCGGCTGCTCGACGGCACGTTCGAGTCCGTCGGCCAGGTCGCCGACGGGCTGGCCGTGGACGCCGACCTTTTGCACGAGGTTCTGCACACCTACGCCGCCGGCCTGCTGTGCGCGGGTGCCGTCCATTCCCGGGCGGCGCTGGCGGCGGTGCTGGACCGGCCCGAGTTCGCATCCGGAAAGGTGCCGACCCATGCGTGAGTTCACCGCCGACATCGCCCGCGCCGGGGTCGCCGACCGGCTCGGCAACGTGCTGACCGCCGCGGCGTCCGTCACCGCGCTGATGACCCCGATGCCGGTGCACACCCGCGACGGGCGGGTCGTCGGCCGCGCCCTCTCCCTGTCCTATGTGGATGGCGTGTTGCGGGCGGCCGGGCAGATGTTCACCGACGACCCGACCGACGGGCTGGCGCTGAACTACGCCACCACGTCGATCGTCGTCACCGAGGCCGGCCCGGCGCAGATCACCGCGGCCCGGGTCGCCGGGCTGATCCTGCCCGCGCTGACCGCGTCGGTCCCGGCCGACACCGCGCTGCCGATCGCCGAGCCCGCCGACCGCCCGTTCGACGCCGGGGCGGCCCGCGAGCACATCGCCGCCTGGGCCGGCGGCGACCCGGCGAAGATCGGCGCGGCGTTCCTGTACCGCGACGACTCCGCCGACCCGGCCGACATCGCCTCGTACGACTACCCGATCGCCGACGTCGTCAACGGCGAGCTTCAGATCGTCCCCGAAGCGGTCGCGCAGGCCCTGGACGACCTGGACGGCGGCGGCCTGGCCGGGCTGTCCAACGCCGACGTCGAGGCCCTCAAGAGCGCCGTCATGGAGCTGGACGGCCGGCTGCGCTCCGTGCAGGCCCCCGACGACGCCGCGCCGCCCGCCGAGGGCGCCGACACGGCCCCGGCCGGGATGACCGCCGCCGCCGTCGGCAACATGTCGCTGCCGCTGGCCCCGGCTTCGCGGGCCTGGGACGGGCCCGGCGCGGCGTCGCGGGTCCTCGCCTGGGCCACCGACAGCTCCGGCGCCGTGGACCCGGGCAAGCTCGCCCAGGCGTTCCTGTACCGCGACGACTCCGCCGACCCGGCCACCCTGGCGGCCTACAAGCTGCCGTTCGCCGACGTCATCAACGGCACGCTGACCGCCGTCCCGGCGGCGCTGACCGCTGTCGCGGGCGCCCTCGCCGGGGCGCGCGGCGGCGTCAAGGGCCTGTCGGACGCCGACCGCAAGGCCATCGCGTCGAAGCTGGAGACGTTGCAGGGCAAGGCGCAGCGGGCCCGCACCGCCGCTGCGGTGCCCTACAGCCAGTTCGACCGCCCGTTGCAGCCCTCGGCGTCGTTCTTCGGCGACCCGCACCTTTCCGGCCCGACCCCGCCGACTGTGCTCGCCTCCGGCGAGGTGTTCGGCCACTTCGCCGACTGGGAGTCGTGCCACCGCAGCTTCGTCGCCGCCGGGCTGTGCCTGACCCCGCCGCGCTCGAAGTGCGACTACTGCGAATTCCGCACGTCGACGGTGGTCACCGCCGATGGGGCCAGCCGCCGCGTCGGGGTGTACTCCTACGGCGGCGGGCACGCCGACCTGGCCGCCAGCAAAGAGCAGGCGACCGCCCACTACGACCAGGTCGGCTCGGCGGTCGCGCTGGTCGACGTCGGCGAGGACGAGCACGGCGGGTGGTTCCACGGCGTGCTGACCCCGACCGCGACCGACGAGCAGATCTACGGGTTCCTGGCCTATCCGCCGTCGGGGGACTGGCGCGAGGCGCGGCCCGGCTCCGGGCTGGAGCTGATCGCGCTGACCCCGGTCGCGCACCCCGGCTACGTCGTGCAGGCCCATGTGGCCGGCGGGCGGGAGGTGGCGATCGTGGCCGCGTTCACCGCCGCCTACCCCACCACGTTCGGGGGACCCGCTGCCGGAAACTCCATTATGGGGGATCCCGGTGACTCACCGGGATCTACCATTCCCGGAGAGCTGGCCGCCCTGCGGGCCGCCGCCGTCGACGTCATCGCCGCGTCGATCGGCCGCGACCGGGCCAGCCAGGTCGCCGAGCTGGACGCACTCGTGCACGGCGGCGTCTAGCGCCACCACCCACCACACACCCGGGGAGGGCAGTAGCCATCGGATGCGGATGCGGGCAAAACAAGAAGACGGTCTTCCGGCTTTCCTCACCGACCGACAGCTCCACCATGGACTTCGCCACGCTCGCCGAAGCCATGGCCTACAACAATTCCGCCTTCGGCGGGCGCGGCATCGTCCGCACGGCATCCGTGCCCAAGTGAGCACCGCACCGGCACCGCACGACCTCCGGCCAGGTGCGCGCCGGTGCCGGTGCGGGCATTTCGAGGCGGTTCACGACATGGTCGGACGCGCCGCGATGCGCCACCGAGGCAGCTGCATCACGTGGACGGCCGCCGACGGCCGCTGCGCCTGCGCACAGTTCGAGGAGATCGCCGATGAGGGGACAGCTGGCGATGTTTGACCCGGTACACCCGCCGCCGCTGGGCCGCCCGACCGGCACCCAGCACCACCGCGGAACAGCCACCTACACCCGGATCACCGTCAAGGACCCGCCGCAGTGCGACGAATGCGTGCTGTGGCTGCACGAGCACAAGGGCGTCGGCCCGCTGCCGCGAAGGGCGCGGTTTCGCCGCGCCAGCGCCGCCGGGACGCTGCGCCTTTGCAACCAGCACACCACCGCCTGGAAGCAGGACGACTAAGAATGATCACCGTCACCATCACCGTCGACGACGGCAATTCCAATGTGGAGATCACGGAGACGGCCGGGAACATGACGCTGTTCCCGGCCGGGCCCCACGAGCTGGCGACCGCCGCGCTGATCTCGGCGGCGAACAAGGTCATGCGCATGTACGGGCGGCCGGTGCTCGGCTACGACGACGCCGAGCTGGTCGACATCATGCCCGCCGGGCGGCTGGACGAGGCCGGCGCCGACGTGATCCCGATCGTCGGCGCCCGCTGCACGTGCCTGGGCGGCTGACCCTGTCTGCCCTGCTCCTAACCCCCGGGAGGCCCGACGTGCTCTTCGTGAAAATCGCCCCCGACATCTGCCTGCACCGCAAGATGCGCAAGCTTTCCGATTCCGCGTTCCGCCTCTACATCGCGAGCATCGGCTGGGCGTTCGAGTACTGCACCGACGGTTTCGTCGCCGCCGGGGAGCTGGAGCTGCTGACCGACCTGGTGCCCGCCGGCGGGGTCACGGTGTCCTACCGCGACCTGGCCGACGAGCTGGTGCGGACCCGGCTGTGGGAGAACGCCGACGGCGGCTGGCTGGTCCACGACTACCTGGACAACCAGCTGTCCACCGCGCGGCGCGACGAGCTGCGCGAGGCCAACACCGCCCGCCAGCGCCGCCACCGGGCCGCAACGCGTGACACCCGCGTGACTAACGCGCCTGTCACGCGTGACAGCCCGCCACCGTCGGCATCGCACCCATCATCGTTCGGTCGGTCCGATGATGGGTGCGATGCGCACAGCGGCACCGCCGATGATGGGTGCGATGCCGGCCGGGTCTTCGCCGATGATGGGTGCGATGTCGCCAGCACCGGCACCGACCTGGCCGTCCGCGATGTCACGCGTGACACACGCGTTAGTAACGCCCTAAGAGTAAGAGGAAGAGTAAGAGCAACCCCGGAAGAACTCTCGTCCGCCGATGGCGGACCAGCGGCCCCGGCGCGCCGCCGCCCGCCCGATGTAGCCGGGTTCGAGCAGTGGTACGCGCTGTATCCGCGCAAGGCGTCCAAGGCCGAAGCCCGCCGCGCGTTCGCCAAAGCCGTCACCAAGGCGCCGCTGGACACGCTGTGCGCCGCGGCGGTCCGCTACCGCGACGACCCCAACCGCGAGCCGGCCTTCACCAAGCTGCCCGGCACGTGGCTCAACGGCGAGTGCTGGTCCGACGAGCCGCTGCCGCCGCGGCGCAACCCCGCACAGCGCCGCCAGGAAGACCTTTTGGAACTCGTCGACCGCATGCGCGCCGCCGACGACGCCGACCGCGGCATCGGAGGTGTCCGATGAACCGGGAGGAGACCGCGCGGCTGCTCGGCGCCATTTCCGCGATCGACGGGCGGGTCGTCACCGACGCCACGGTCCTTGCCTGGCAGGTGTTCCTGTCCGACGTGGCCTACGGCGACGCCGACCGGGCGCTGCGTGCGCATGTGCGCTCCGACCCGGCCCGGGTGACCCCGGCGCACATCGTCGCCGGGGTGCGCGTCATCGCCCGCGCCCGTGCCGAGGCCCGCGACCGCGAGGCCCGCCGCGCCGAAATCGCCGCCCGCGCCGAAGTGCACCACCGCCGCGCCCACAACCACCCCGACCCGCGCGAGCGGGTGCGGGCCCTGATCGCCCGCGCCGCCGCCCGCTGGGCCGCCCAGCGCGAACCGGCGCAGAACCCGCTGCCCGAATACCACCAGCGGGCCCTGGACCGGGCCCGGCAGATGCGCTCACCCGCCGGAGAGGACTGACCCCATGCCGCACTACCTGTACCACGGGCCCGGCGAGCCGTGCGACTGCCTGCCCGACCCCGAAAGCGACCGCGACGACCTGGTCGCCATGCTGCGCAACCTGCTGGAAGCCGCCGAAGCGTCCGCGCGGGCGACGTCGGACCGGGCCCGCCAGGCGCTGACCATCGCCGCCGGTGCGATGGACAAGGCCGAGCGGCTGACCGCCTTCCTGGAATCGGTACGCCTGGCCCACAGCGAGGACGGCGGCGGCTGTAGCGAATGCCGGGGCCCGTGGCCGTGCTGGACCCGCCGGCGCATCGACCTGGTGCTGCACGCCTGGGCCGACGAGGAGACCGTGATGATGGACGACCCGGCATGAGCGCGATTCTGCATGCCGGCGACCGGGTGCACCTGTGCATCGGCGCGGCCCTTGTCAACGGCGTCATCGACGAGAAGGCCACCGCCCGGCTGGCCGAGGACACCATCGCCCGCTACCGCGACCAGGGCGTCACGACCGCCTTTTACACCGTCGCCGCCGGGTTCGCCGGCATCACCGTCGTGGCGATCTTCCACGACCACGCCGCCACCGACCACATCGGATAGAGGAGCAACCGTGCCGGACCCCCAAGCGCACCACGAGCCGTTCTACGGACAGCGCCCCGACGTACGCCGCGGCGACCTCGTCGAAGTCAAGACCGCCGTCGGCGGCTGGGTGCAGATGATCGCCGTCGACGGGCCCCGCTACGACGACGACGCCGCCTACGGCCGGCGGGTCTATCTGACCGTGCCGGTCGTGCACCCGCACGCGGCCGGAAAGCCCGGCGTCGCCCCGATCAACTGGCCCGCCGAGGACGTGCGGGCGGTGGCCGCCGATGGCTGAGCCGCACAACTGGCGCCCGGCCAAGGCGCGCCACCGCGAACCGGCCCGGCGCAACCAGACCCGCGCCGCCCAAGGCGTGCGCTCGGGCCGCGACGAGCTGTCGGCGGCCCGCGGCGCGCAGCTGTACAGCGCGCCCGCGTACGGCACCGAGGAGCCGCCCAACCGGCTGCCGCGCAAGGGCACCCCCGAACGCGACCAGTTGGCCGCCGACATCGCCGAGCGCCGCGCCCGGGGCGAGTCGCTGCTGACGGTGTCGGTGGAGCTGAACCTGTCGGAGAACTCCGTGCGCACCATCTGCACCGAGTACGCCATCCCGAGCCCCCGCCCCCAAAAGGGCGGACGACGCAAAACCTGACCACAGATAGGGGGCACCACCATGGCCAGCCCCGTCCTCACCAAGGCGCTCGCGCGTCTGCGTGCGGACTTCGACACCGCGTTCCCGGGCCGCGACCACCGCTCCGACGGCTGGATCGGCGACGACGCCCACCAGGAGCACACCTCCGGCCACAACCCCGACGACACCCCCGGATCCAAGTCGGAATACACCGACTCCGACTCGATCGCCGAAGTCCGGGCCATCGACGTCGACGACGACCTGGGCAACACCCAGCACACCATGCAGGACGTCGTCGACCGGATCCTTGCCACCCCGGCCGACACCGACCGGCTGATGTACGTCATCTACAACCGCACCGAGTACAGCCGCAGCAACGATTTCCGGCCCGAGCCGTACCACGGCGAGAGCCCGCACGAGGAGCACGCCCACTTTTCCGGCGACCCCGCGCAGGACGACAACGACGCACCCTGGTCGGTCGCGTCGATGGGGGAGGACGAGGACTTGAACGCCACCCAGGACCACATGCTCACCAACACCTACTACGGCATGTTCAACGGCGGCACCAGCTGCGGCGAGGTCGTCGGCGAGGCCGCCGGCGACGAGTACGGCAACAGCCTGTTCGTCAAGCTCGACTACATCATCGGCAAGCTGCGCGAGGTCGAGTCCAAGGTGGACGCACTGACCGCCGCGAAGTAGCACCTCCGGCACCACCATGCGCAACTGTTGCGCCGCACCGGATGCGAGAATTCCGGCAATCCCCGCTCCCGCGCCCGCCCTGGGCAGATGATCGACGATCACGGCCGCGCCGGACCTACACTTTCCCCATGGCCGCACGCCGGGGCAGCCGCCGCATCGTGACCGAGGGCCGCCGCTATTGGAGCGACCGGGGCACCAGCCGCGGCAAGTCCGCCCACATCAACTACAAGCTGCATTCGGGCGCTTGGCGCCGCTGTGTCGCCCGCGTCGCACCGCATCTGGGACCGGGCGCCAAGGGCTACTGCAACCTGCGCTTTCACGAGGCCACCGGCGTGTACCCGGGGTCCAAGGCCAACCGGGGCCGCTAGCATCCACCGATGAGGATCTACCGCTGGCCGCTTTCCGGTCCCGAGCCGCCGATTACGGTGCGCCGTATCGCGATCGGCCCGAAGCGGTTCACTCCCTCGCCATGGCCCAAGGGCGTCATCTGGGGCCCGGTCGGTGACGTGTGGCTGCGCCGCGACTGCCGCCGCTCGGACCGCAAGCCCAGCAGCTGGCCGCGCCATATGGCCTGGACGCGCTATAGCTGCGAGGACATGGGGCACTACCACTGGTACAACGGCGACAAGGTCAAGCCCTGGACGGTCCTGCATGGGCGCTCCGACTGGGGCTACGCCGTAGACATGGACGCGGTGCGGCACAAGCGCAAGCGCCGCGACCGGCTGCGCGGCTCATCGCGCTGGCGGGCCTAGAGGTCGTGCCCGCACAGCGGGCAGAACCAGATGTCGTCGGGGTCGTCGGTGTGCGGCTTGTCCTGGCCGAACTTGGCGTTGAGCACGTCGACGACCTCGCTGTTGAAATCGGCGACCAGGTCGCCGCCGGTCGGCCAGCCGTGCCGGCATTCGCCGCACACCAGCACGAACGGGCCCGGCTCGTCGACGCCGTGGACGTAGCAGTGCACGGCGTCGCACTGCTCGGTGGGCTGGTGTACCCGCGCGGCTTGCATGGCCGGATTCAACCGCGCCGGTACGACATCACTGGAACGCCGACCACGTCTCGCCGTTGGCTTGGCAGTCGGCGATGGTGCCGTCGATGACCTCCCGTGCGGCTGCTTCGCTGTCGAAGCACGCCTTCCACTGCCCGCGCGGGTCGGCTTCGGTGCCCTGGCGCGCGTACAGCCACCACTGCGTCCCGTCGGTGAACAGCCACAGGTGCCGCTGGCCCCAGCCCCACCGGTGGTTGCGCCAGTGCCCGACCCGCCGCAGACCCGTCGCCACACATCGCAGGCTACCGCGGGCCGCTATAGCCGCCCGCCGGCGGCCCGTCGGCGTCCTCGTCGACGCGTTCGCCGACCAGGTGCAGGTCGCATCCGCCGCACAGCAGCACCGGCCGCCACGAGGCGACCGCCTTGCGCGAGCGCCCGGCCAGGCTCCACGTGCCGACCGGCGCGGCCACCAGGTTCCAGTCCACGTGCAGGCCGCCGACCAGGCCGCACTGCGGGCATTGCACGTTGTCCAGCTGGCTGTCGCGCATCGTGTTCTCCCGGTGGCCGTAGCGGTGGTAGAACTGCACCGCCCGCATCCGGGCGGCCTGCACGTCGGCGCCGAAGGCGCGGCACAGCTCGATCATGGCGTCCAGCAACTCCCGGTCTTCGTCCACTTCGGACATCCAGGCCCGGCAGCTGGCGCAGTCGGGCAGCGGCCCGCTGGGCGTGTGCCACCACGACAGTCGCCGGCTCATTCGCGGCAGCGCGGCGGGACCGGCTCGACAACGCCGGACCACATCGTCTGGCCCTGGGCGAGCGAGCCGGCCACCGTGCGGCGCCGCCACGGCGCCAGCCACCACCGGTGCGGGACCGGGGTGAACCCGTACACGTTGACGCGGGCCTGCTGCGGCCCGTCGGGGCAGACCTGCGGCAGGTAGGCCATCTTGCAGACCATCATCAGGTCGACCGGCCCGCACATCGCGGCCAGGGCCGCTGCGGTGCGCCGGTCGGAAAGGCGCAGCTGCACCGACACCGACGTGGCGCCGGAGGCCGGGTCGTGGCAGCCCCACATGTACAGCGTGCCCAGGCCGCCGTAGCGCCCGCCGGGCTCGCCGGACACCGCTTCGCCGCGCGCGTCGACGGCGAACAGGGTCTGGAAGCGAAACGCCGGCTCGCCGTCCTGGCGGTGCCCGCGGCGCGCCGGGCGCCATCCGGAAAAGTGCGACGTCAGTTCCACCGGCCCATCATCGCAGCCGCAGCTGGGCCGCCGTGTCCATAATTCCCGCGCCCCGCAACGATTGTGACAGTCCAACTTGGAGGTACACCAGCCACAACCGTTAACTGACAACCGTTTCACGCCACACGCGTTCACCGGCCGCCGTGGCCCGCGGCGACACCCCCGCCGTGCCCTGTAGCGCGATTGCGTTGGTGCGCGGCTATTCTCGCAGCCATGGTGACCACCGAACAGGCCCGCAACCGCCTTGAGGCGGCCACGCACAGCGTGTGGACGGCGCAGCTGGACGACCTGATCGGCGGCTGGTGCGTCACGGTCGGCACCGAGCCGCCGTCGCAGGGCAACCCGGCCGTCGGCCGGCTGCTGTCCAAGGACAGCGCCGAGCACATCGCGGCGCTGCACAACGCTTGGCTGCGAACGGTTCTGCTCGCCGACGACGACGGGGACGACGATTGATGCTGCACTTCGACGCCCGCATCAACGGGGTGCCGATCGGCATCGCCGTGGGCATCCGGCGCCTGGACCGCCGCCCGCGCCGCGACGGGCCCAGCCGCTACGCGGTGGAGGTCCACGTCGGGCAGGGCCGCCGCGAGCTGTCGTTGCAGGCGCTGGTCGAGCACGACTACCGCGACGGCGCCCTGGTCCTGATCCGCAAGTCCCTGCAAGCGGTCGAGGCAACCGGCCTGCTGCCGGGCCGCGCCCTGCCGCCCGAGTCCGGAGAAGCCGATGAATGACGAGGAATTCCGCCGCCGCCTCAACGCCGCCGCCGCGCGCCTGGCCGCCCAGGTGGCCGACGCCTGCGACTGCCCGTACTGGCTGGTGATGGACTGGCAGCTGCCGACCGGCGAATGGCTGGACTCCTACATCGTCATGTCCGACGACCGCGACTCCCCGGCCGACGCCCGCCAGTACGAGCAGCTGGGCTGCATCGCGTGGCGGGTGCGCTGCCCCAACTGCGGCCAGAACGTCGTCACCGGCGAAACTCCGCCACAATGAGCGCATGGCCAACGGCGTAGCCGCCGTCATCGTTCTGTGCGCGGCCCTGGTGCTGCTCGCGACGACGATCATCCTCTTGTGGATGACACGGGACCGCTAGCCGCCCCGCCAGTCCATGATGGACAGTATGGATGACATTGCGCGGCAACTGATAGATCTTCGCGTTCCGATCGGGCTGGCCGCTCTGATCGTGTTCGCCGTCACGATGGCGATCATGGCCCGGCGCATCTTCAAGGACCGCTAGCCCGGCAAAGGCGGGGCCGCCGCGGCGTAGCCCCCTAGGCCGCCGGACGGCCCCGCCCACGCGAGAGCACAGCCATGGGACTGTCTCTTGCCCGCCACCCTAGCGCGCCCGCCGGCGCGCCTCCCACCGCTCGTATGCGCGGTACAGCGGGTCGAACGCCGCCCCCGCGCACAGCCCGAGGGCGAACCCGAACGCGAACGACGCCGGCAGCGACATCGGCCGGTGTACGGCGCTTTCGACCATGTGTTGCAGCACCACCACGGCGACGAGCGCGGCGAGGATGTAGAGCGTCCACACTCTCGTGTAGCGCGTCACCGCCGCCGCCCCGCTTCCCTTATTCCGGAGGTTCTCCCTCGCAGGGTAGCGCTGCCAGTGAAGCCGTGTATTGCCGCTCGCACACCAGGCATCCGATGTGGACGGTCAGAAGGTTTTCGCGGTCGAACACCAGCGGCCCGTCGCGGCCCGACGGGTCGACGATGCGAAACACCGAGTGCGCGGTCCAGAAATGCTCGCCGTCGGGCACCCGCGCCAGAATCCGGCCCAGATCGGCGGTCGGCGGGTTGGCCACGTAGTCGCTGTGCCCGGTCGCATACAGCCGCCCCGCCGCCAGCTCGCCGGGGACCTGCGCCACGGCGTCGACATCGCGCAGCATCTGGTCGCGAAACTGGTCCAGGGCGCGCACCGCGTTGGTCGCCGTGTTCACGTCGGCACCGACGGCTCCGATCAAGCCCTGCCGGTATGCGGAGTCCAGCTGCGCCCGCCCGGCGACGGTGAGCACGCTGAGGATGTGCTGACCCAGATCGGCGCCGTCCATACGGCCCAGAAACTGCCGCGACCCGGTGGCGAACACCGCGACCGCCGGCTCGCTGCCGTCGCCGGCCAGAAACGGCTCGAACCGCAGCGGCCCGGTCGCCGTGTGGTCCAGCCTCGGCCAGTCCGGCGTTTCGCGCATCGACATCACCATGCCGACCGCGTCGCGCATGACGGCGCCCAGGGCGAGATTCTGCGCCAGAATCGCCGCCATCTGCACCGACTCCTCGTGGGTGGCGGCCACCGACGCGGCGTACGCGACCGCGCCCTCGGTGCTCAGCTCCACCCGCGCGTGGTCGCCGAATACGACCCGCACGCCGAAGCGGCCGGTCCGCTCGTCCAGTCGCGTCTGGTAGGCGATGTCGACTTCTACGCCGTAGTCGCCCTCGTCGGGCACCCAGCGGCCCGTCGGATCCTCGATCACTTGCTTGCTCCCTTGGTTGCGTGTCACCTCCGAATCGCCGATTATCCCCGCATCACGGGCGTAGAAAAGTCGACGGCACGCCGTCGACGTCGCTGGCATGTATGTCATCCGTTCGATACAAGTCGAAGCCGCTGCCGTCGACCACCTCGACCAGCGTGGTCCAGCCGTCTTGCGGCAACGGCAGAAACACCGGTCCTTGAGCGCTCAACGAAATGTCGCAGTCCACGCCCGCAGGGGTCTGCGCGACGGTGTCTTCGATTACCACAGACGCCCCCGACCGGTGCGTCATCGTTATCCTGACCCTTACTCCCGGCTTCAGATGGCCCAGCAAGGGCTCAGCTGTCATCGGACACCTCTGCTTTCAGTCACTTGCCGCCATACCGCACCGCACAGCGGCACTACGCGCCTCCCCAATTCACCCGCAGAGGGCTGCACGGTGGGCTACCGCACGGCCCCGCTTGCTAAACCTGCGCTGTCAGCCTGCCGCCCGTCTCGGCCCGGACCAGCGGCTTGCTCACCCTCCCCCCGGTTGCCGGCCTGGGGGTCATCGGCGCCACCGCCGCCAGGACAGAATCCACCACATTCGATGCATTGTTCGGAAGTGTTCACGCGACCGCTGAGCGCACCCTGAACACACCGGCTGGCGGCAGAACGCCGCGCAAAACGCCCCCACCTCGTCGGGCGCCCCGCACAGCATCGGCGACCCCGGACGCCACACCTCCGAGCGCACACACCGCGAGCAGACCAGGTGGCAGACCGTCCCGGCGCCTTCGCGCGCCACCAGCGTGCGCCGATCGGACAGCGTCACCGTCTGGCTCGTCATCGCGGACCTCCCACCACGAAAGTCCCGCGTCCCTGCACCGGCAAGACCAGGCCGAGCATTACCAGCCGCGTCATAACCAGTCGAACGGTCGTGCGCCCTGCTTTGGTACGGGCTGCCAGCTCCCGTTCTGACGGCAGCCGCCCGCCGGGCTCCAGCTCGTCGATAAGGTCACGGATGACCACTTCGACCCGGTCAGTTACCTCACCCATCGTTACCTGCCCGTTTCGGCTGCACACGCGGCGCGCGGATATTCTGCGGGTCGGCCAAATATTGCTCAATGCGCACCGCGATATCAGCCGGCATCGCGCCTTGAATATCGGAGACCGTAATCTCTGAAGCCTCGTCGAGCGCCTGCTCCAGGGCATAGTTCACGACGCAGTACCAGGTGCAGAAACGGTGCTGCACGGCCACGTCCCAGGCCGAGGAGCGCAGCATAATATGGCGCCAGCCATCTATGGCGGTACCACAGTGCACACACTCCACGCCCATTACAGTACCCATTGGTTCGCACCTATTCGACACCCAACACGCCGTCCCCCGACCGGACCAAGCCGTCTGACTGATCGTCTGCGTGCAAAATGCATCCCATCTCTAGCGCGTTTGCGCTAGAGGCTTTCGGCCCTACCCGCGGCGGCGGCGACCAGGCCGTAGTGGATCGGCGCAGCCTCGCCTGGGCGAACAGTTGCAGCCGTGTTCGCCAGCTCAAACAATCTGGTCCCACTGCCCGACCTGATGGCGGGTGTCCCAGTCGCTGACCCATTCGGCGTGGCGCTGATCGGCGGGCAGCAGCTCGATCCCCGCGCGGGTGATCTGTACCGCCTCATCGCCGTGGCCGAGCAGCCCAAGGATCAGGCCCTGCATCATCGCCCAGAAGCCTTGCGTGTACCAGTAGACCGAGGCCGGCGGATCATCGTGGAGTCGGGCAGCGGCGCGCACCGCCTGGCCCAGCGCCCGCTCCGCTTGGCGATGCGCTCCGGCGATGGCGTGGATGCGGGCCAGTTGAAACATGTCGTAGCAGCGGATCGAGGGGTGGACCACGGGCACGGCCAACGCCGCCTGGGTCAGGCCCAGCCCGGCCGACCGGCTCCCGGCTTGCAGCAGGGCGTACGCCTTGAAGCTCAACCCGGTTGCCAGCCGGTCTCCGAAGCCGGATTCCTGCCCGGCGCTGATCGCCGTGTCGAGCTGGCTGACGCCGCGGCTGTGATCGCCGGTTGCCAGCAGCAGCCAGCCCCGGTATTGGGCGATCTCCGAGGCCAGGCCCAAGGCCGGCGCTGCTACGTCCCCACGGGCGGCATCGGCCAGCGTGGACACCAGCAGACTGAAGCCTGCCACCGCCGGAAGTACCGCCTTCGCGCCGGCCCGGTCTTCCACCCGACGAGTGGTGGCGAGGATGGCGGCCAGGTCGCCGAGCACCGCAGCGTCCACGGTGCGGGGCAGGCCGGCCACCGAAGCTATCCGATCCAGGACCACGCCGAGCGCTTGCTCGTAGGCGCCCACGTGATGGGGCCTGACCGTCCGCTGTCCACGTTCTATCTGGCTGAGATACATGGCGCTGAAATGGGTGCGCCGAGCTAGCTCGCGCAGGCTGAGTCCGGCTGATTGCCGAGCCGCGCGCAGCAGCTCACCCGCATGAGACTCCCGCACTTGAGGACACCTTCGCACTTTGCATACACCGTGCTTACACGATGATGGTTCCAGATCGATCGATGATGCGGAAGTCTGGGTACCGCGAGCAAGGCAACCTAGCTGAGCCCTGGAAACGGGGAGGGTGCGCGCTCGCGGGGTGACTCCCTCGCAGTCAACGAAAGGATTCAGCAGCGATGACGGAACCATTGGGCAATGGTCGCGCGATTGGGCGCGCGGTGGTTCCGCCACGTAGAGAGCCGGGCGCGCTTCTCGACCCGATAGTCAAGCAGTCCGGCGCATACCCTCGGGCAAGTGAGTTCCCTACGGATCTCATCGAGCGGGTCCTCGAATGGATGATGAACGACTGGGATAGGCCAGGCGATGCGTACACCCCTGCCGTCCGCGTTTCCGGCAGGCATCGCCGTGATCCCCAAGGCGGCGACCCCGGCTAGGCATCATCCGATCGTGCGTAGATCCGACGAGCTGTGCCCCCGAACTGGCCATGCGGGCACCGCTGCGAGGGAGTCACCCACCAAAGCCACCGGTCGCAATTCGTGAGGTGCGCGCCGATGGACGTGGATGCGCAGCCAGGTCCAGTACCCCCCCCCGTGCCTGGCGGTTAGTCCACGTGTTGGTCCAACCACATAGGACAGCGGCGGTCCACACAGGGGATGGGCCGCCGCTGTCCCTCCCGACTAGGAGGACTGCCAGTTGAATACAACCTTGCGGCGCAGTGCGTCCATCGCAGCGCTTCTCGCTCTGTTCACCTTCGGATGGTTCGTCACCCCGTCCGGCCCATCGACGGCATACGCCGGCCCGCCGACCGTGCCAGGGCACGCGCGCTACCAGGCCACCGGCCCCGCCGCCGACGCATCGACTGACAACATCTGGTGTGAGGGCGAGGACTCGCCCGTCCCGCAATACTCCGCCAGCAACCGCACCGTTCACTACGGATTCAAGACCATCTGCAACTACACCGACGACAACCTGTGGATTCACTCCTGGCTCTACAGCATCGTGGGCTCCGGCGAGAAAGAGCACTCGGTCTACCAGGACGACCGGATCTGCTCGGCACCCGGAGTTTCGCTGTGGTGCGGCGACACCTTGCCGTGCATCGTGCGGACCACCGGCCGGTGGTACGGAGTCGTCGACGCCACATCCGATTTCTTGGGCAATCTAGGTACCCCCGCCCAAGGTCCAACGCAAACCCTCGGCTGCTCGGACATCCTCTAGGCTCCCGTCATGATGATATGGATCGATGAAGCTGTGCCGTCAGGCCCGTTCCGCCTCGTGGTCTGCGCGAGTAGTGATGCTGGACTATATGTCCTCATCGAAGGTCCACCCCCACAAGAGCAACCCGGCGACGACGGGCCCGACTACTTCGAGCTGACCGCACAGACCACGACCGGCGAACGCCTGGACTTCCAACGGTTCTCGCGCACCGGTGGCAAAACGTCATCCACGTATCTAGGTCAATTCGCGGCCCCGGACACACCCGAACGCCTGCGGCTGCGACTGGCGGCCGGCGACCGCGAGTTGTTCGAGGCCACGGCGATCCCCGTCCACTTCGAGCCCGCCTGAACGACGTATGGCCCCGGCGGGCTCGTCTCGGCCCGGGGCCACACGTCCTACCAATCCCTGCCCAAGTCCAGCACCCGACCGCGCGCCGACGGCTCGAACGCCCCGACCACCACCGGATCGAACGTCAACACCATCGCATCCTCATGCTCGGCCGCACACAGCAGCAGATCCGCCACCTGCGCAGACACCCCCAAGGCGACAACAGCCTGAATGAACGTGACCGCCAACGGCCCGCCCAGCAGCCGCACATGCGGATTGACGAACAGGCTCACCAGCTCGCGCATCTGGTCGGGAGCAACCTGCGCCGAGTCCAACGCCACGGCCAGACACGTAGCAGGAACGCCCACGACCGCCTCCGGGTCCTCGCCGGCCGCCGACACCAGCTCCCCGAGCGCGATCGAGCGCACGTCGACACTCGTCGCATACTGCACCAGGCAGGACGCATCCATCAGCAGTGTGACGGTCAACGCCCACTCGCCTTTTGGTCCTGCCACTGCGTGCGGCGACGCTGCAAGTACTCGCGCGCCCTGTCCACACCGGAATCGGTGATCCGCAGCCCGCGGTCCTCCATCACCTGCCGCAGAGTCCGGTCGTCCATCTTCGCCCGCAGCGCCTCGGCCACGTAGGCGGACACGTTGCCAACCGCTTCCAGCCGGTCCGCTATGTCGTCGGGCAGGCTCACCGTCACACGCTTCATACAATCATCATACCTGGTGCGTACCAATATGCCACCGATCGCCGCCCACCCAAACCGCCTACGTGGAGTGCGCCCGCTCGTAGGCGCGCACCATATCCAGCGCCACCCGGGTCGAGCGCTGCGCCACCTTTAGCGGTACCAGCTCGCCGTCACGGATCAGTCGCCGAACCGTCCACGGCGACACGTGCCAGCGCTTAGCCACCTCCTGCACCGACAGAGCCGCCGGCTCGCAATCGCCGCGGCACTGGGTGGGTACCGCCGTGGCCCGCTCCACGGCGAAGCCGGCCACGCATAGATACGAGCAGAACGGTCCCGCCGGCTTATCCGCACGGGGGAGCGTTACGCCCAGGCCCTGGCCGGGCGGTCCGCCACACGAAATACACGTCAGGTCACTCATGCGCAGGCACGCTAGCCGCCGCCGGCCGCCACGAACGTGACGGATCGCTATCGGATCACCCGCAAGGCGTACAAAGGCGTCCGGTCTGGATCGAAATGTTGGACAGGTGCGTACCAGTCGGGGCCCCCGCGGACCACCCCCCAACCGCCGGCAGTGGTCTCAGCCCGGGAAACCGCGACACCCCTACCGCCCAGTACACTGCTGGCGCGCCAGCAGCCCCCACAACCCCCCAAAGGTGAGGCCGGCATTCACCTTTTAACACGAGGGCCATTCACCTTTAGGTTCAGCCCCAGCGTGAACCCAGGGAGGGGGGAGCAAAGGTCTCGTGGAACTGTCTACTTTGGAAAAAGATATCGTCCCCAGTGGACAGTCCACATTAGAAAGGCCTGGTCGCAGCGCATGATGACGGACCTCGATGCTGTCTGTCCACATGCGAGGCTAGAGCTATGTGTACAGAGGGACGGCGGTCTATGGCGGGGAATGGCGGCTCTCGATGCTACACCATAGTACCTGTTATGAAACGGGGAAGGATGCCGATGGCTCGTTACGTCCAATGCCCACACCCGGTGTCGAGCCCGAAACTCTTGTGACACAACGGATCCCCGATGTACACAATGGATGCACACCCTTGAGTGCGATGGTCGTGAGTGGACCGCCTTTGAAAGCGGCTTGCCTATCGGTGTATGGCTGGCTGTGTATGTGTTGTGCTGCTTGGGTTTGGCGGGTTGTGGTGGGGGTGGGGACCTACCGCACAGCTACCGATAGCGGTAGACTGACGAGGTCTGTCTACCCGTTTTCACCCCGGAGGTTCCCGTGCGTATCCGCACTGTGCTGTCTGCCCCGTTGGCCGTGCTCGCTGTCGCGTCGCTGGCCGCGTGTGGTGGCTACCGCAATCCTGCTCCCGCTGCTGCTGCCCCGGTTCCGGCGCTGTCGGCTGCCCCGTCTGCCTCGCCGCTGGAGTACCCCGCTAAGGCACCTGTAGGCCACGCTGAGCCGATTTGGCCCCAGTACCTAGGTGTTACCTCGGATCTGCTCGACTATCGCGTGGTGGATTGCGAGGACACCGACGGCCCGTACTTGGGGGAGCGGATGGGTGGGACTGTCTGCGCGCTGTTTGATGAGGGGCACTGGACGCTTTACGGCGCAACGGGTACGGGCCGCCCGGTTGTCCGTACCCGCATTGATGCGCTTGTCGACGACCGGCGGGTTGACTTGGCGGTGGGGGAGTTTGCGACCGTGCATGTGGTGGATCTGCTGTTGCCGCACTGTCAGTCCGGTATCACGCACTTGTGCTACACCGACACCGTGAACGGGTACGACGTCAAGTTGTAGCGCGTTCGCGTCCAAGGGGTTCGCAGCCGAAACAGGCTGCGGACCCCTTTACTGTGTATAGCGCTTGACGTAGTCTTTACGTGTGTGCTTCCGGCACCGCGCCGGACACCTACCGAAGGGAGCGACACCATGTCGCGCGAGACGCTCGAATGGCTCAACAGCAACGTTCTTGTCGGCTTCACCGAGAAGCGCGGGCACGCCTGGCACTACCGGGCAGGCAGCGACAACCACTACGTCGGCGCTGTGCCGTTCGCCGATGTCGAGTCACGCCTGTTCGGCTGGGAACCGACCGTGAACGTCCTGCGCTGCCCGTGCGGCTGCGGAAACGAGTTGAAGTCGGTTCATCGCAGCGACAACCGTCACCGCATGGGGGTTTTCAGCGACGGATACGAGCCGCACAGTTACCGCACCTGGCTGCTCGGCGCTGTGTCCAACATTCTGGGCGACACTCTCCAAATTGGTTCGGCTGGTCTGCTGCGCGCGGGTGCGGTCGCTTGGGTCAGTGTCGAAGTGCCGGACAACGTGACCACGCCGGAAGGGGTCGAGTTCCGCCCGCACCTGTTGGCCACGACGTCGTTTGACGGCTCTACCGCGACCACGTACAAGCGGGTTACCACGCTCGTGGTGTGTGACAACACCCGTGACATCGCGCTTCGCGAGGATGGCCAGTCGTACAAGGTGAAGCACACCCGCAATTCCGCTGTGAAGCTGGCCGACGCGCGGGCGGCATTGAACATGGTTCACACGACCGCGGAAGACTTCGCCGCCGAAGTCGCCCAGCTGTGCGCCATCACGGTGACCGACAACCAGTGGTTCAAGTTCTTGGACGAGTACGCGCCCGTGAACGCCGACGACTCCAAGCGCTCCCAGACGCTGGCGAATACCAAGCGTGAAGGGCTCACGGCGATGTACCGCCACGACCGGCGCGCGTCCACCTGGATGGGTACCGCGTTTGGCGTAGTGCAGGCCGTCGACACCTACTTTCAGCATGAGGGCACCGTGCGCAACGTGAGCCGCCCTGAGCGCAACATGCTGAACGTCATCAGCGGCAAGACCAGCCAGGAAGACAGCGCCGCGTTGACCGCACTGCGCAAGGTGCTGGGACTGAACAAGGTGCTCGCAGTCGTCTAGCGCAATCGCGCTGTAAGCGTTCCAAGGGGTTTGAGGTTGACACCTCAAACCCCTTTACTATGTATAGCGATGCGCGTAGCCTTTCAGGCAGTAGGTTGGTTGAGCTAGAGAGGAGGGGACACCATGGCGAACGACGAGCGGCACGCGGTTGTTGGCTCGCGGCTCGCGGTCACGCGTCCGCAGCGCCACGAGGACTACCCGTTGACTGAGGAGCTGGCTGTGCAGGCCGCTAAGGCGATCGAGCAGCACTACCGGGGCCTTGGCTACACGGGCGGTACGTGGGCGCTGATGGCCCCGGGAATGTACCTCGGGACCGATGAGGGGTGGGCGCTGTGGTCGGACGCACCCGTACCCGGGTGGCCCGCCGAGTACTGCGCGGCGTACGACAGCGACGCTGTCCCGGCGATGCTGCCCCATGGCGTCGTCGCTACGGGCCTGACACGCACCGTGCTGATGCTCACCCGGGAGGGCTCCTGAAAAAGGTGGGGAAAAGGTGTTGACTAGCGCTAGCGCTTCACCTAGGCTTTAGGTGTCGGGCAGGGGAGGGGTCGCAAGGCCCCGCCCGCCCGGGAAGGCCAAAATCGGACATACCGCCCAGACGGGCAGGATCGGGACAGGGAGGAGGGGACCGGACATGCGCCACGCGGATTTCCCGCACGAACCGGGCCGCCTATATGGCTGCGGGGCCTGCGAGGCGGCGTGCCACTGCGCCCCTGGGGCCAGCGAGTGCGTCTTTTCCGGCGACCACGCGACGTTCACCATCGGGGCGCCCGAACCACCGCTGGCCGACCAGTCGCGCGTCAACGCCAGCGTCGCGCGCTACTTCGTGACCGGCGAGGCCATCGGCTGCGGCGCGGCTAGCGCGCTTGCGCTCAAGTGGTCCGATGCTGGCGCGGGTGGCGAGGTTCTGTGGCAGCTGGCTGCCGGACGCTACGTCGACGCGAACGCGCTCCTGGAAGACATCGACGAGAGCATGCGCGCGCTGCGCAACGGGGGCGCGGGTCTGTCCGAACGGGCTGACGACGAACTGCACGCGTTGCGCGGGTGGATTGTCGCCAACGCGGAGCGCCACGAGGCGGATTAGGCATCCGCGCGTCGTACGGGGGCGCGCGGGATCCGTTGTCAAGATCAACTTCTCGGGTAACGCCCGTGCGGGCGTTACCCACCAAGATCAACTTCTGGGAGTGTGCACCATGGCCATCAAGCCGCCCGCCAAGCGCTACCGCATCCTGCGCAATGTCCCCGACGACAGCGCAACGCGCACCGCGCTCTACTTCGCCACTGAGTCCGAGCGCGACGCTGCGGCGCGCGTGTGGGCCGACGAGACGAACTACACCGTGATCGTGGAGGAGTGGTCGCCCGAGCACCCGCAGGACTACCTGAATCTCGGCTGGGCCGCAGTCGGCACAGTCGAGCCCGGCGGCGGCGGACTGCGCCCGGAGGTGACCGAGCGATGAGCACACCTCGGATTCAGCGGGAAACGTTCAGCAGCAAGGTGAAAGCAACGACAAGGGAGTTGGGGCGTGACTAGTACCGAAGAGCTGCCGGTATGGACAGTCGTGCGCGATTGGACGGGCGAGGAGGGCGACGGGGACGCCCTGGTCTTCGTGGTCCGCGCCGCGAGCCGTTGCGAGGCAGGCGCAGTGGCGCAGTCGCAAGCGGCTGCGCAAGCCCTGGAAGAGCTGGGCTTCAACGACCCGCAGGATCGCTACGACGCATACGACGAGGAGGAGGAGGAGGAGGACTCCGACCACGGCGACGGTGCCTACTCGTGGGTGTCCGACCGTACGACCCACGTACTGACCTTGAGCGGCGACGTAACGGCGCTGCTCGACCCGACCGAGACGGTGGTGAGGATGGCATGAGCGACTGGCTGATCACGATCGCCGGATGCGAGCGTCACGACGGAGAGAAGCCGACAGACTATGTGATCGACGCCGCAACCCAAGATCAGGCGGTGATGGCGGCGATCCTGCTGCACAGCCGGGAGCACGACGACCTCGACCTGGAAGTGGTCGGCGTGTCGCAGGGCGCGCCCGGACCCGACTACCCGTACTTCTACAACGACGTTCGTGGCGGGGAGTTCGCGCGTCGGCTGCTGGCGACCGGGTTTGACCTGGACTCGCTGGCCGCTCTGGAGAAGGCGGTACAGGCGTTGGAGGAGGGCAGCTAGATGGACACGATCGACTACGGAACTATCTGGGTGTGTGCGTGCTGCCTGTTCGCCCGGGAAGGGGACGGGGACGGCTGCTACGGAAACGGCGGCTGTGAAGGCGATCCGTGGTCGAAGGTCGACTTCGGTGCCGGATTCAAGGTCGCGCTGGGCCTGGTTGCGGCCGAGCACGACTGCGGCCGCGAGCACGGGACCGAGGTAGAGGAGTGCGACTGCGAGCACCGCCCGTTCACCCAGTACGCGTGTGAGGGGTGCGGCAATGCGCTAGCCGGCGACCGGTGGGCGTACTGGCTTTTCAAGATCGCACCGGAGCAGCCGGCGGCGCCCTAACGTCTATCGATCTATCTAACCAATTGGCAACCTGTGAGGAGCACCCCACCAATGAGCGCATACATCGTGGATAAGACCCACATCGATCTTCTGGTGACGGCTGCCGAGCAGCTCAGCCCCCAGCACTACGGCGGATTCCGTTGGTATCACGGTAGCGATCGCCAGAAGTTGAACTATGAGAACCGTCACGAGGTGGGGATCATGCTGTGGTCGGAGAATCTCGCCAGCGTCATGGGCCGCTACCCGGACGACAAGGACGGGGAGCGGCCCGGCCCGGCCGATTTCACCGACACCGACGTCCTCGGCTACAGATTCGCCGAAGTCCCGGGCGTTACCAACGATCCACGCTTGATCGCGGTTGTGGCGAAGGCGATCGACGGCTACGAGTACCAGTCTTGCGAGCACGACGGCTGGGAGGCAAGCTCGGCCGCCGCGTTCTGCACTGCCTTGCGTCGACTGCTCCTCAAGCAACTTCCAACGTATGAGGAGGCGGACGCGTGGGAGTTCACGGATCGAAACTTGCTGATCAAGATGCGACGTGCTCTACCGCGAATGCGGTAAAGATTGTGGCTTGACTAGCGCTAGCGCTTCACCTAGGCTTTAGGTGTCGGGAACGCAGACGGACAGGGAGATCTGATGAGCGACGACGACGAGCGGGACTCAGGCGTGCTGGGCCCGACCGAGGACTACCACGACGGCGAGCACCCCGGCGACTGCCCGGGAACGTGCGACTACTGCGGGTTCTGGCTTTGCCCGCACGCGGATGAGGTCGCGCGCTGCGACTACCCCGACGGCAACCGAGTTCACTAGTCGGCTTTGAGAGGATACGCAATGGATCTGATCGACTCGCGCACCATCCACCCGGACGGCTTTCCGCCCGCAGTCAGCATCAAGGTCGAGGTCTTCACCGACCCCGACTACACCCCGCACGAGTACGCCAGCGAGCGCGACAACCCGCTGTTGTTCGCGGCGTGGCGGCGCGGGGAGATGTCCTACGTGACGGTCGTCGCGACGCCGACCGTCGACGCTATCCCGCTTGCGCAGGCTGCCGAGAACCTGTCGGGTGTCGAGTTCGGACAGTGCGACTGGTGGGAGCAGCCGGTCGGCATGGACTACCTGTGCGACGTCTCGCCGGTACCCGACATGATCCCCGAGATCGCCCACCACCTGTGCAACGTCTACAACCGACTCACCAGCGGAGGGGGCGTGCGATGAGTGCCGACGGCAGCGACCAGACGCCGATGAGGCAGCGCTACACCGTGTCGATCGACGTCGACGTCGACGTCAGGGCGTGGCAGTACGAGTACGGGGGCGGCGACGAGGTGGCGATCGGCGATGTTGCCGTACGGCTGGCCGACTGGGCGCGCGAACGCCACTACACCGAACCGATGTGGGACGGGTTCGTGACCGCCAAGGCGGTACACGTACGCAGACAGGGTGAGCCCCGATGAAACTCGCCGTGTTTCCCGAGCACAGCAACGACTGCGGCGACTGGTGCCCGTTTTCGGATCAGCCGGTGCCGGAGGGCTACGCAGACTACCTGTGCCCGCAGGGATGCCGGGCCAGCAACCTTGACGAGGACGACGATTGGTGCGACGACGATGACGATCAATGACGAGCAGCCGCGCGCGGCACTATTTCTCCAGCTGCGCGAGATGGACTACCTCACGCCGGACACCAGGGCGGAAATCACCGCCAGTGTGGTGTGGCTGGGGCCGAACGACGAGCCGCGCGGCGACAACTACCAGCGGGGCCTGGACGGTCTGCGGGTGTCGGCGTACACCGGCCCGCGCGAGGCCGGTCGGTCGTGGGGTTGGAGTGCGGAGTTCCGCGACGTCTACTGCGTCGATCTGCGCCGGGCCGAAGCGATGGCCAAGACGTTGAAGCTGATCGATCGCCGGCTGTTGGCGGCGAACGAGCGCGACGGGTACCCGGCCGATTTCCACGCCTACCTGGCGCGGATCGCCAACGCGTTGAAGATCACCCGCTATGTGGCGGAAGGGTCCGCGCAATGGCAGGACAACACCGGTCGGCGCTGGCGCGTGATGGACGCCCGCGACGCGCAGCGCTGGATCGCCGACACCGAGGCGCGCTACGCGCCCGTCTCTAGCGGAAAGGACTAGCCGTGACTGCCAGGTCAATTGAGCTGGTCGCGCCGGGGGAGTTCGCCCGCGACAAGAACAAGATCATCTTCATCGGCGTGGCGCTCTACCGGGTGGCCGGGCGGGGCGTGCAGCAGCCCGGCGCGCCGCATGCGATCACCATGTGGGACAACACCTTCCGGCCGATCCGCGACGGATTCGGCTGGATCGAACCGAACGGGCAGGCGAGCCGCGAGGCGACCAGTGTCATGGCGAGCGCACAGCAGTCCATGCTCGCCGCCCACCGCGAGGCGATAGCGGCCCTAGGCCAGGCGGACCCGGAGATCCGCGAGCGCGAGCCCCTCGCGGTGCACGACCAGGTCCGCCTGGCCTATCCCGACGGCACCGTCTCGGGCCTGTTCGTGGTGCATGCGCCCGGGTCGCTGGCCGACCCGATGCTGGTGCCGGTGCCCAGCGACCCGGTGGAGATCGACGCACGCGGGCGGGCTCGCCGGCTAGGCGACATGTGCCTGGGCGACATCGGCGCGTACGGCACGTGCGTGCTGCCCAAGCGTCACACCGGATTGTGTATGGAGGAGACCGGGCACCGGTTCTACGGACACGCCCGCCGTCTCTAAAGATGTTTGACTACCGCTAGCGCATGACCTACCATTAGAGCTAAAGCACACCGAGAGAGGAACGACCCGCGATGACCACGCCGTACGACTTCAAGATCCAAACCGGTCTGCCCGATGTGCCGCTGCCCGGCATCCCGGCCCGCCTGGACAGCGCATTGCAGCAGCTGGCCGACTCCATCACCAACATGTACCCGGCCAAGGAAATGAGCTGCAACGAGGCGGACGCGCTCTCGCGGGTGCTGCTGGTCGCCGGGTACCGCAACGCCGCCATCAGCGTGCTGATCTGCCACGCCGAAAGCGACATCGACGGAGACGCCCACTACATCGACGACGAGGTGGACGACGAGGACGACGACGCGCTGGACAGTGACGCACGCATCGCGTGGGCGAAAGACTTCCTGGAGATCGAGGACTAGCCAATGACCACCGCAATCAACCTGCACCAGGCGCTCGTCAAGCTGGCCGCCACGATCAACGACATGTACGCCGCCGACGGACTGCTCTGCAAAGAGGCCGACGCGCTGGCCGAGGTACTCGTGCACGCGGGCTACCCGGACAAGGCGGTCACCCTGCTGCTCAGCCACATCCCCTTCGACGACGAGCAGGCCGACGCGCACGCCGAGGCCAACGACCTGGACGTACCCGGGCAAGCCGCCTGGTGCCGCAACTACCTGGGACTGGAGAGCTAGAGATGACCGGCTTCAATTGGCGGCCCTACGACGAGCAGGCCGCGCGGGAGGTCCGCGCGGCCCGCGAAGCCCGGGATCGGCAACTCGCGGCGCTGTGCGCGCTGGGCCGCGAGATCGCCGCGCACCTCGGCGACGGCTGGACGGTCGACCCGTTCGAGCGCGCGGCGCTGCTGCGCGGCCCGGCCGCCGAGGTGATCCTGTTCGGCTGGCACGGCCGGGGGGCATCGTCGGTGGGCCTGTTCGGCCAGTTTCCTGGCGGCACCGAGCAGGCCGACGCCGACGCCGACGGCGGCTGGCTGATCTGCGCTACCGGCGACGGGCCGCAGACGATCGCCGGACGGCTGGAGCGCGACCTGCTGCCCGCGTACCGCGCCGCTCTTGCCAAATACGGCGACGCCGTGAGTGGGGGTACCGATGCGCAGCGCTGACGTGGTCGGGCGCACGATCACCGCAGTTCGCCAGCAGCGGTTCTGGGACGCCAGCGTCCGGGCGTGGCGGATCGACGTGGTCGGCTTCGAGCTGGACAACGGGGCGTTCATCAGTCTGAACGGGATGGACGACGGTATCGGCACGTACGTGCACGCCGAGGTGCGCCGCACCAGTTGAAATGGGTATATCGCTAGCGGTAGGGTGGTAAGGGTGGACGGGGAGACGGTCGAAGCCCGGCGCGCCAAGCGTCGGGCCCAGGCGATCGAGCTTGAGCGGCTGGCGATCCTCGGCGAGCTGTACGAGCTGGGCGAGACCCGCCGCGAGATCGGCGAGCGGGTGGCGCGCAGCATTGCCCGCGGCGACGAGCAGATCCGCAAGCTGTTGCCGCGCTACGAGGCGCTGGCGCAGCGGGCGGAGGCGCTCTCGCAGGCCGGCGGTGGCAAGATCGACATCTGTGTTCCCGAGGACAAGGACGAACAGCTGTGACCAAGCGAAAACCCGCTGCCCAGACATACGCGGTGGAGATTCCCGGGATGCTGGCCGACTATCTGGCCGCGACCCCGGCGGCCGGGCTGTTGTCGGCGGGGGAGCACCAGCGCAAGGGGCGCGGTTCGCTGCTGCGGCTCAGCGCCAGCGCCGACGACCTGGTCGAGCTGTATGCGGCGGCGGAGCCGCTCGGCATGCACGGGTTCGAGTCGTCCGACCATGAGCGGCGCGCGCTACGTCAGTTCACCGAGCGGCTGCAAGACGCCGGGGTGTTCGACGACCCCTCGGTGCGGGGGCGGTATCCGCAGCTGCGGACCGGCGAGGCCCGGCCTGTGGGCGGCCCGCGCCGACCGTCCACAGGCGACCCGGTGAGCAGCGACGACATGCCAGACCAGCCACCGCCCTCTGGGATTAGCCGGAAGGGTACCGCCGCCAAACCTGCCAAGGCCAGCACAAACACGGTGGCGGATACGCTGATCCCGGCCGGGCGCGGGTTTCGCAGTCCGGTCGTCAATTCAAGGGGGCCGATCGTGGTTGCTCCGATGAATCAGCCGTCGGGCTGGTCGAGGCGCCCGGTGCTCGATCCGCGTGCGGAGATGCGCGGGCGGGCCCTGCGCGCGTCGCAGTATCTGTGGGATGCGGTGCGCCAGATGGCCGACGACAAGGGCGTAAATGTGTCCGACGAGATCCGCGAGGCGCTGATGGACCGGCTGCGCGCCCACGGGGTCGACGTCAACGAGATCGTGGCGAACGAGGAAGCCGGCCGGGTCTGATCAAGATCTTTCCAGGGGGCCGGGTACCGCGAAGGTGCCCGGCCCTTTGTCGGCCGTACGGGCGGCCCGCGAGGCCGGAACCGCCGTGACGCCGACCCGCAGCCCAGACTACGGCGTTTGCGAAGGGGAGCGGTGGGTCTTGGCGACCGGCTCAGCGTACGCCGGTGCGGGTGTCGGCCAGCCGCCGTTCCAGTTCGGTCTTGAGCATCGCCAGCCGGTCGTGGCGGCCCTGCTCGTCCAGGGCGGCGATGTCGACCCCGCCGTCGGCGGCGTCGGCGGCGATCGGCGTGGTCGGGGTCGCCCACGCCAGGCGCTCCATCTTCGCCGCGACGTCCAGCCACCGGGCCAGGTCCGCCGGGGCGAGTTTGGAGGTGTCCAGGGTGGAAAGGCGCAGCGCGACGACTTCCAGGACCCGCCCGGCGATCGCGGCGTGGCGTTCGGCCATCTGCATCCGCGCGTCCAGGGCGCGGGCCGCGAACAGCCGATCCAGCTCCGCGTCGAACGCCCGCGCCCGGGTGACCCAGCGCCAGTCGTGCGCCACATTGTTCAGGTGTCCCCCAGATCGTTGCAGGTGCGCGGCGGCCTTGGCGACGGTGCGGTCGCGGCCCATGTCGCGGTAGTAGCAGAACTGCGCATAGGCCACGTCGGACTCGCCGGGCATCTGGTCCCATGGCGCGCCCGGCATCACCAGCTCGCCGTCCAGGACCAGCTGGCCGCCCACGGCCAGGGTCTTGGCGGGCTTGCGGCGCGGCTTGGGCACCGGCGACCACCTCCTTTAGCATCGATTCTCGACGGTCCCGATCGACCCGGGGGGTGCCGATGCCGGCCACGGGCTACTGCTCCGACCGCTCGATTCTGGGCAGGTTCACGGTCGCGACGCCACGGGCGACGATCGCCCGCCAGTGCGGCTGTTCGCGCGAGCATGTCGACCGGGTCCTGGCCGCGCACCACCGGCGGGTGCCCAGCGTCGCGGTCGGCGACGCGTTGGCGATCGTGGCCGCGTACCAGGGCGGGCAGCCGATCTACAAGCTGGCCCGCGATGTCGGGCTGTCGCAGGCGAACGTGACGCTGGTGCTGGTCGCGGCCGGGGTGGCGATCGCGCCGCCGGGGCGGCGTCCGGCGGCCGACTACAGCGATCCGCTCGCGTGTGCGCAGCTGGTGGCGGCGTTTCACGCCGAAGGCGCGGACGGTTTGGCGGCCCGGTTGCAGTGCTCGCGGTCGACCGCGTACCGCCGCTACCGGGCGGCGGCGAAGATCGGCACCGGCACCACCCGCACGGGTGACAGCGTCCGATAGCGGTTTACGCCGTACGGGTGACAGTAAAGGTTCGCGGCGGTGTCCGGCGGGTTACGATCCGTTGCGGCGCGAAGGGGTGCGCTAGGTCGTCTCGGCCCGGCAAGCCCGTTTCGTGTCCGTGCGGGATAGCAAGCACTGCCAGACCAGCCGACCCGTAGCCGCGACCCCGGCGTGCGCATGGAACTCCGGGGGGTCGGGGCTACGCCGATGGGTCGACGACACCCGCGCGTAGGGCAGCCCCCGCCGAAACGGGCGGCGGGTCTGCCGCCCACGGCGGGGCGCATCCGTGCATCCTCGGGCGCGTCCCGCCGTGGGCAACCACGGACGGCGGCGCGCCCCGGCCCCGCAGCGGCGGTCCCCCGTTGCGGTACCGGGGTGCGCGTGCACACAATCGCGCTACAGCCCGTTCTGCGCCGCGCGACGGTCAGCGCAGGCCGCTGCGGGGGAGGGTCATCGTGGTCGTGTACACCCGGCGCACCCGGCCGTTCCGGCACAGCCAGTCCGCGCCGGGGGCGCGGCTCGGCCGGGCCCTGAGCGCGCCCGACACCGCCGACATGGACACCGTTCCGCTGGTCGGGCTCGGCGAGATCGCCCGGATGACCGGCCGCTCGCGCAGCACCGTGGCCCAGTGGCGGCGGGCGAACACGCCCCGGGGCCGCCGGCTGCCGCCGCCTGCCGTGCGGATCTCCGGCTCTCCGCTGTGGACGGTGCCCTCGATCCTGGCGTTCGCCGCCGCGCACGCGATTGCGGTGGTGTGGAATCCGTGGGTGCCCGCGCCGGTGCTGTCGGCCACCGTGGACGTCGACGGGACCGCCCGGATCCTCTACGACGGATAGGCGGGAGGGCGACGTGACCGCGGCAAGCGCCGAGGCATGGAACGCCTGCGCGGCGCCCTCCCGACGGTGACGGTACACCTTCCACCCTTCCGGCTTATGCCGTAGTCCCGGTCGTCACCGTGTCCTCCCATAAACGTCGGGTGGTGATGGCACTCTGGGCGCATGGCCGAGACGAAGAAGAGCGGCGGGGAGGTGCCCGCGACGCTGACCGCTGCCCTGGTGGCGTTCCAGGCGACCCTCCCGGCGGTCGCCAAGGACCAGACGGCCAGCGTCGCCACCCGCACCGGCGGCTCGTACCGCTACACCTACGCCGACCTGGCCGACGTCGCCGCGATCGTGCTGCCCCGGCTGGCCCTGTACGGGCTGGCCTACACCTGCCGCACCGACATCGACGACACCGGCCGCCTCGTTTTGCGGTGCACGCTGCGCCACATCGGCGGCGAAGCCGAGACGGCGCTGTGGCCGATGCCCGCCGGGGCCGACCCGCAGGTGCTCGGCTCGGCGATGACCTACGGCCGCCGGTACGCGCTGCTGGCGCTGACCGGCGTCCACCCGTCCGAAGAGGACGACGACGGGCGGGCCGCGCGCGGCGCCCCCGAGCAGCAGGCCCCGCCGACCCGGGCCACCTCGCCGGTGCAGGCGGTCGTGGAGATGGCCGGCAAGGCCGGCATCGGCGAGGCCCAGCTGACCCGCGAGGTCGGCTCCCGCTACGGCGGGCGCGACCTGGCCGAGCTGTCCGAGGACGAGCTGCGCCACCTGTGGGGCTACTACCGCGAGGTCGCCAAGTACGGGCCGGGCATCGTCACCGTGAACCTGCCCGACGAGGCCGCGACCGGAGAGGACGGCCCGTCATGACCGATCCCGCGCCGGTCACCCTGCGCGATCTGGCCGACCAGGTCGCCGCCCTGACCCAGCTGCGCGACATGGCCGAACAGACCCTGGCCGCCCGCCGCGCCCAGCTGTCGCAGGCGCTGCGCCACGCGCACGCCACCCAGGGCGTCAAACAGGTCACCGCCCGGCTGGGCAGCCTGGACGTGGCGACGGCGACCTGGGCCCGCCCGCGCACCCCGTATGTCACCGAGCCGCTGGGCAAACTCGCCTGGGTCCAGGACCGCTTTCCCGAGCAGGTCGAAGCGGCGATCCGGCCCGCGTTCGACCGGACCCTGATGGCCCGGCTGTCGATCGAACCCGAGGGCGTCGTCGTCTACATCCCGACCGGCGAGATCGTCGCCTGGGCCGCCGCGCCCTCGCCGGTCGCCGGGTATCTGCGCACCACGTTCGCGACCGGCGGTCGCGCCGCACTGGCCGAGGCGTGGCGCGACGGCACCCTGATCGAGGCGCTGGGCGGGCTGCTGGACAACCCCGGCCTGACCGTGGCGATCGGCGGACCGGAATGAGTTTCGTGGTGACCTGCGACGAGTCCGGCCACGACACCATCGTGGCGATCGGCGAAGTGCCCGGACCGCTGCTGACGCTGCGCGCGATCCGGGGGCCGATCGCCGTCTGGGAGCGCAGCGAGGCCCTGGCCAACGGCGCCGGGCTCAACGCCCAGGCCAGCATCGCCGCCAGCGTGCTGCCCACCGGCAGCAACGGCGGCGGCGGCCCGGTGCTGCTCTACGGGCGGGCCTGGTTCACCGCGATGTCGACCGGGCTGGCCGAGCCGGACTTCGCCGTCATCGGCGCGGCGATGGCGTTCGCCCGGCGAGTCCTTGCCGCGCATGGGAGGCAGCCGTCGTGACCGATCCGTCGCCGTACTTCACGTTCATGCTTCAGTGCGTGCTGGGGCTGACGTTCGCCGTCATCCAGATCTGGCCCTGGTCGGTCATCCTCGCGGCGCTGTTCGACCCCGGCACCGGTCGGCGCCGCCGGGTGCTGGCCCACGTGCGGGCCACGTCGGTGGAGCTGCGCCCGATGTACCTGCCCGCCGTGTTCGTGCACTGGTGCGCGTTCGCCGGCCTGTACCCCGGACACTGGGCAACCATGGCATTCATCATTGCCGATTTGGGCTGCTGGTTCATCCTTTCCCGGGCTAACTGGTCGGCAATGGCGGCCCGCCGATGGGGCGAGAAGGCACCCGATGAATGAGCTAAATTGCCTGCATGGCCCGGCCGTGCCGTCCGTTGTGTCCTCCCCGAACGGCGCAGCCGATCACGCGCGCGGCCGGGCCCCACCTTTAGCCTGATTATGGGGTAGCAGTACAACCTCAGACCCTAAAGGACGTGCGGGAATACACCCGGTCGAGTGAATCAACGCAGTGACACATGCAAGTTTCGTCACCGGCCGATGACAGGCCGCGTTGATGCGAGCATTATGACATTCAACCCTCGCGCCAGTGAATTCTCCTGACGCCATTGGGAAATAACAGAATCGGAGGACGACTATGTCGGGGGTCAGCAGTCAGGGACTCACGAAACGAGACGTCGAAACTGTTTGTACCAACCTCGCCGGGATGGGCTGGACCGTACGGCCCAAGAGCGGCGAGGCCAACGGCAAGCTGTACGTGGCCACCCCGCCCGGCGGCGGCGCACCGCTGACCATCGGCCCGTCGGACAACTACAAGGAAGCCCGCCAGCTCTACGTCAGGCTGCGCCACCACAACGCCGTACGCGCCATGAACTTCATGCGCGACAACCGGCCCACCAAGCGCCGCAAGCCCGACCCCGCGATCGCCGACAAGGAAGAGCGCCCGCTGGCCGACCCCGACGGCAAGTGGATCCCCTCGGACTACGTGCTTCCCGACAACATCGTTGAACGCACCCGCGACGCCGCCGTGCGCTACGCCTTCACGCCCTACAGCCTGAGCCGCTGCGAACAGCGCGGCATCGGACCGTACGAGGTCTATCTGACCCTGACCGACCCGCTCAAGACACAGTCGGGAAAAAAGCCCGGCCGCCGCGTCGTCGTGCGCAACGACATCGCCGTCGTCGTACAGGAATCCACCGACGACATCATCACCGTCTACGACCGCAACGGCGACCTGCGCGAGATAACTGGCATCGCCAGGCAACCCCTGTCACCCGCCAGCCCGCCGGCCCCGGAAGTGTTCCGCGAGCCGCAGCAGCCCGCCGCACAGGAGAACCCGACCATGGACACCAGCACCGCTACCACAATCGCCATCGAACCGGTGCCCGACACCGGCTACCAGCCGACCTGGCTGGACCGCACCATCGAGATCATCTGGGAGGTGTACAAGCCCGGCGACGCCATCGAGATCCGCGACGTCTCCCAGCTGCTCGGCGCCCGCTCCACCACCGCCGACGACAACACCTACGCCGCCGTGTCGCAGGCCATGGTCCGCCTGCACAGCCGCGACCACGCCCTCATCCGCACGGGCCGGGGCCGCTACATCCTCACCGACCCCGACACCTGGACCAACGTCGCCGCCGCCTGGTACGCCCGCCGCCAGCAGGCACCGATCCAGACCCCCGACGGTCCCAAGGCGGTCATCGAGCCCGGCATCCCGGCCCGCGCCGCCCTGACCATCATCCTGGACACCGAATACAAGATCGGCGACACCCCGCTGGCAACCGACCTGTGCGAGCGCCTCGCACCGCTGGGCTACCCCCAGGCCAACGTCCGCTTCGCCGCCGACACCCTGGTCAAGAAGGGCAAGCTCATCCACGCCCGGGTCGCCGGCCGGGTCGGCTACACCCTCGTCGACCCCTCCGCCAAGCCGGCTGCCACGGCTGCGGCACCGGCACCGGCACCGCGCCGCCCGATCACCGTCGAACTCGACCCGCCCGCCACGGCCGAACCCCTGCGGCCCGCCCTGTTCAGCGACGTCGACACCGACGAGGGCGCCACCGCCTTCCTCGCCGACAAGGCCGCCGGGGTCGAGTACATGCTCCAGCTTGACGAGCCGCCGATGCCCGCACCGGCCCCCGTCGAACCCTGCGAGGCCGCCCTGATGCTCGGCCAGTTCGCCAGCCTGGCCGCCAAGCTGCGCGCCGACCACAAGGGCGCCTGGGCCAAGCTGTTGCGGGTGGCCGCCGACCGGCTGCCCGTCGACCTCGTCGCCGACACCGTCGGGCTGACCCTCAACATCCGCGCCGTGCGCCGCCCCGGCGGCATGGTCGAGGTGTACGCCCAGTGGGAGGACATGGTATGAGCGCACCGGCTGATCTGAGCCCCATGCGCGGGTTCACCGACGAGCAGCTGCTGGCCATCGAACTCAACCAGGAACACATGCGCGGCACCGGCTGCCGCAGCTGCGACATGACCTACGAGCTGGTCTCCAACGAACGGCTCCGGCGCACCGGCCTGCCCCGCCCGCGCCTGCCCTCGCCCCGCCCCGGCGGGGAGGCGATGCCGTGACCAGGCGGCCCGACGCGATGCTCGACAACGCCCGCGACGCCTACCTGTCCGCCAGCCGCAGCGGCAAGCGCTGGTTCTGGACCGAGGCCACCGCGTACACCCTCGCGGTCCTCGTCGCGTTCACCACCGCCTGGAACATCGCCGCCGCGCACGGGCCGCTGGCCGTCATCGCCGCCGCCGCGACCACCGCAGTCCTCCTCCTGGGCCTGGCCGCCCACAACCGGGCCACCCGCGACATGGCCCGCGCCGCCGCCGCCCTGGACCTGCTCTACGAACTGATCTGCCACGACGACGAACCGGGACCAGCCGACGGCACCTACGTGACCGACATCGACTGGTAGCACAGACGTCCGCACCCGCCCGCCTAGCAGCCCACCCGGTGACACCAATCCAAAGGCGAATCTGCATCGCGCGACTGGATCGGGGCACCCGGGCGGGTGCGGACCCCACACGGAGGATATCTACCTAGATGGATATGGACTACTTTCGGTTCCGCTGCTCCGACACCTTCTCCGGCCTGCCCTGCGGAGACCACGTTCGATGCGCCCACTGCACCGAACACATCACCGACATCGTCACCGATCTGTCCGTAGCCGACCTCGTCGAACGCTGCACCGACCACAACGAACGCTGCCCCGCCTTCCGCCACGTCCGCTCATTCACCTCGATACGCCAGCAAGACCCGCTCAGCGACACGTAGCCAGCCGACACCCCCGAACGCTGCCCCTACCCCTCGCAAATACGCGTTCGCCCGCCCACGACAATTGCGAACCATCGATGAGCTGGCAATTCGCCACCCAACATGCCACTATCCTCGCACGACCACCACAAACCCCAGCCAACGACGACGATCACTACCAAAGGCAGAAGGCACACGTGGCACGCGGATTCGGGTACGACGACACCAAAGAACGAACCATTGTGGAAGACGAGGCCACCCACATCATCGACGCAATCCGCCGCGTCGTCGCCGGAGAATCACTGCGCTCCATCACCGCCGAATGGAACGACAAACAAATCCTCACCACCCAGGGCTACTACTGGCGCCCCGCCGGCCTACTGCGCATGCTGCGCAGCCCCATCCACGCCGACAAGGGACTCGTCCCCCGCGAAACCTACGACGCCATGATCGCCATCTTCAACGACCCCCAGCGCATCACCAACCAGACCTTCAAAGTCGCCCACCTGCTCACCGGCCACCTCTCCCGCTGCGCCCTGTGCGGCCACGCCCTGGTCTCAAAACCCTCCGACAGCAAACTGCCCACCTACATGTGCCCCAGCCCCTACAACGGCGGCTGCGGCGGCATCCGAATCTCCTCCGAACCCCTCAACGCCTACGTCCGCGACGCCGCCTTCAACCGCATCACCGACCCCGACGTCCAAGCCCAACTCCTCGCCCACGCCCAAACCGACACCTTCGACGCCCGCCTAGCCGCCATCGCCGCCCGCGTCGCCCAAGCCGCCGACGACTACCTCAACGGCCACCTGCCCCACGAAGGCTGGCTCGCCCTCACCCAAGCCCAAGCCGCCCTCACCCGCGTAGCCGACGCCGAACGAGAGCGCCTCGCCGCCCTGCAAACCCTCCCAGAAGCCACCGCGGACGGCCTGGAAACCTGGTGGGACAACAACTCCCTGGAACGCCGCCGCGAACTACTGACCACCGTCATCGACTACGTCGCCGTCGGACCCTCCCACGGCCGCGCCGGACACAAGCGCAACACCATCGACCCCAACCGCGTAGTCATCAGCTGGCGCGAATACACCGCCAACCCCTGACCGCCCGCGCCACCGGCCAGCCCACCGAAAGGCAGGGCGCCACAATGGACACCGCGCGCCTGGAAACCTGGCACCGCAAGCACCACCCCCGGCGAAACCAGCCCATCGCCGACTGCTGGCACTGCCAACGCGACCGCGCGAAATGCCGCTCCAAAATCCCCTTCGCCACCCGCGAAGAGGTCGACGCATGGATCGACGAGCTGCACCGCTGCCGCAACTACGCCACACCCGTCGTGCGCTACCGCTGCCGCTGGTGCCCCCACTACCACTACGCCACCGCCGTCACCCGCGTACAAAAACGCCGCGTCGAAAAGGCCCGCCGCCGCTCGCTCTACCGCAGCTGACGGCAAACGGCGCAACATGAGGGCTTGCGGTGGTCAGGCGCCCGTATGTACTTTGAGCACGTTCACGAACGGAGACCGTGCTAAAGTGCGCACGATTGTGGGGGATCCCGGAGGGCACCGTGACTGGTACACAAACGAGGACGACGGCGCGTGCTGGCGCCAGCGCAGCAGACGCAGAACCCGTTCTGGTAAACGCTTTGGCCTACATTCGCGTGTCCGCGGTGATGGGCAGGGGTGAGGAGATGATCTCGCCCGAGATCCAGGAGGATGCGATCGGGTCCTACGCCGCGCGGAACGGTATGCGGGTTGTGGCGACGATCCCCGACATCGACAAGTCCGGACGCTCGTTCACCAAGCGCCGCGTGCACGAGGTCATCGAGGGCATCCAGGAGGGCCGCTGGACGCATGTGCTGTTGTGGAAGTGGTCACGGTGGGGCCGCAATCTTCAGCAGTCGCTGGTGTATCTGGAGGCGGTTAAGCGGGCCGGCGGGGTGGTGCACGCGGCGACCGAGGATTTCGACGAGCGCACATCGGTCGGCAGGTTCACCCGGGACCAGATGCTGCTGATCGCGGAGTTTCAGAGCAATCAGATTGCCGACGGCTGGCGGGAGACACACAACATGCGGCGCAAGGCCGGATTGCCGAGCGGTGGGGGGGCGCGATGGGGCTATTTCTATCCGGCTCCAGACGGCTCGAAGCGCTATGTTCTGGACCCCGAGAAAGCGCCGGTGTTTGAGGACGCTTATCGGCGATACGTTGCGGGCAAGTCGCTGCGGTCGTTGGCGGTGGAGTGGAACCAGCGCGGATTGCTTACGACTCGCGGATCGCTTTGGACTGGGGGGCGACTTGGCCGGATGTTGGATACGGGGTTTGCCGCCGGACTGCTTCGCGAGAAGTCGGATGTGCCGGGAGCGGAACGGGGGACGAAGCCGAGGGGCGAGCGGCTGAGCAGTTACGACATCTGGCGGCAGGGTTCGCACGAGGCGGCGATCTCTGTCGATCTTTGGGAGCAGTACAGGCGGCGGCGGTTGGCACAGGCGGAGTTGCCGCCTCGGGCGCGTACCGCCGTGTACGAGCTGTCGTCGCTGTTGGTGTGTGGCGCGGAGGGCTGCGGTCGGAAGATGCGCGCTCGGTGGGTCCAGGTGCGCGTGAAGTCGCGTAGGTACATGCAGTGGTACTGCTGGCAGGCGAATAACGCCGGTTCGCACCCGGGCAACTTCGTCAATGACCGGCAGGCGATGGCGGCGGTGATGGCGTGGGTGGAGGCGCAGGTCGAGGGCGGCGATGGTGCGGCTGCTCGGGCGGAGCGGTTTGCGCTGATGCAGCAAAGCGCGGCCGATGTCGAGTCGGTGCAGCGGGAGCTGGGCCGGTTGGGTGCCAAGCGGCGGCGGCTGGTGGGTTTGCTGGCCGATGACCGGATCACGGTTGAGGAGTTTGATTCGCTGAGCCGGGCGGTGGAGGCGGAGACGCTGGCGGCGCGGGAGTCGCTGGAGTTGGCGCGGGCGCGTCAGCTGTCGTCGGGGGTGGACCAGCTGGGGTCGTTTGTGTCGTTGCGCGAGAGCTGGGAGGAGCTGCCGGCTGCGGATCGGCGGGAGGCGTTGTTGAAGGTAATGGGCTGGGCGGTGGTGGTGCCGGTCGACGTCTCGATGGGGGACCGGGTGCGGCCGGTGGGCCGGTGGGAGGTCTGAGGGTTTCAGCGAGAGGGCCGCAGCCTACGGGTTGCGGCCCTTTTCGTGGGCGATGCGTTCGGCGGCCTTGCGGCGGCGGGCGTCGACCCAGGCGCGGGCGACGACGTCCCAGAATTCGTTCCAGCACTCGGTTTTGGTGGGGCGGGTGGGCGGGTCGGGCGGCGGGGTTGGCATGGGTGCTCCGGTGGTCACAGCAGTTCGACGATCTTGTAGTCGCCGTTGGGCAGGCGCAGGATGTGCTCGGCCCCGGCCGCGTCCTGTTGCAGCCACCAGGCGTACAGCTGGACGGCCCGGTTGATGGCGTCGGTGCGGTTGTGCTCGCCGAGCTGCGCGGCAACGCTCAGAGACCGGTAGGACTTCGCGGTCAGGTTGACGGTGACCTTGGTGTGCGTGGCCGGGGCTGGTTCGTCGGCTGGGTTCATGCCCGAGTGCAACAGGCATGACGTCGCACCGTCACGAATTGACCGCCATCAATTCGGTCGTGGGCCGCCGTGGGCCGCCGCCCGGCACCGCCGCCATGACTAATGTCACCCGTTCGGGGTATGGGGCCGGTTGCCAGCTAAAAGGTGTTTGCGTTCACATCCGTTACAGAGCACCGTTCGTCACCCTTTCGGGTGAACGACAGCGCGCCATAGGCAATCATCTACCACCTTTACCAGCCGTTTTGCTCTTGACCGCGTGTCTGAGCAGCTGAAACCGCTAAAGTCCCTTTCCTCGCGGGGTTTTACACCCGTTGCAACCCTCGCGGCGCCGATCGTCACGTTTGTCGGCCGCCGCGAGACGAACGAGGGGGATCGAGTGATCGCGTCGGAATACGCACCGACGAGCGGCCTGATGACGGTCGCGGAGGCGTGCACCTACCTGGGCGTGACCGAGTCGACGCTGCGGCGCTGGGTGGCGGCGGGCATGCCGTCCATCAAGCCGCCGGGCGCGCACCGGCGGTTCCGCAAGGCCGACCTGGACGCCTATCTGGACGCGCTGGCGACCGAGCAGCTGCACCGGCGGTCGCTGTGAAGCTGCCGCCCGCCCAGATCGCCCACCTGTGGGCGCTGCTGGGTCCCCGGCCCGCCGGGCCGGTCGAGCCCGGCGACGGGGGTGAGGATGGCGCACTCGCACTGGACGCTGCACGAGTACGACCCCGGCAGCGACGGATGGCGGGCGACCGGCCTGGTGTTCACCGACTTTCGTGATGCCAAGTGGGCCGCGCAGCGGATCATGGAGCTGGACGCGGCCGACGGCGCGGCCCGGGTGCACGGCATCAAGGTGCTGCCGTTCGGGGTGCGGCTGTCGGCGATCGCCGACGCCCGCCGCTGGGTGGTGCTACACCGGCAAGACAGCGTGTGGCGGATGACCGGGCTGCATTTCCGCACCAGCCGGTCCGCCCGTGCCGCCGCCGCCCGGCTCAACCAGGGCTGCGCCACCCGCCTCGCGCGGGTGCTGTCGCTGGGCTCGTATCTGGCGGTGCACCGGGGCGAGGCCGAAGTGCTCATCGCCGCGTCGGCCACCGGCCAGCTGCGCGAGCCGCCACGGGGCGCGGGCCGGTAGCGCGGCGGCCGGCGGCGCGATCCGGCGCACGATGGTGCGGGTCGTGGCGATCGTGGCCTGATACGACGTTTTGGTTCGCAGCCGCGCGATGGCGTGCACGAGGGCGTCGAGGCGGTCGGGGGATTTCTTGGAGTCCGGCGACCAGTCGCACATCTGCTGCTCCAGCTGCGCCAGCACCCCGACGTGGTGCACCCGGTGCTGTTCGTACTTGGCGGCGACCGGCTCGGCACGTACGCGTTTGGCCTGGTTCTTGCCGGTGACGGTGACGACCGGGGCCTTGCCGTAAGGCAGGTCGACGCCGTCGGCGATCTGGTCGTAGGCGTCCTGCAGGGCGTCGAGCATCCACAGGCTGGTGCCTTCCAGCACGACCTCGTCGGCGTCGTGGGCCAGGAACGTGCGCCACACCAGGGCGGCGGCGGCGGCGCCGGCGACCCGGGCGGACGCGTCGGCGAGCACGTAGTCGTGCCCGTCCGGGCCGGTCCCGGCCACGACGATGCCGCACTCGTCGGACTGCTCGTGCGCGGTCGACGTGGGGTCGACGGCGACGACCACCCGGCGCAGCGGCGGCGCGTAGTCGACCCGGGCCGATTCGATCCAGCCGAGGTTGAACAGCGCGTTCTCGTCGTCGCCGAGCAGCTCCCCGTCCAGCTCCTGGCGGCCCAGCCGGGTGCCGCCGTAGCGGTCGTCCAGCTCGGCCAGCGCCGCCGCCGACAGGTTGGCCGCGTTTTCGCTGGTGCGGCCACGGGTCAACACCACCTTCGGATCGGTTTCGGCGCGCTTGACCAGGGCCTTGACGTGGGCCAGGTTGCGCGGGGTGAACGTGACGACCATCCGGGGTTCGACCGCCTCGCGCAGGCAGAACCACGCCATGTCCAATGTGGCCTGCGCGGTCTGGTGCTGCCAGGCGGAAAACTCGTCGCACCACACCCCGTCGAACGCGTAGCCGCGCAGCGCGTCCGGGGACTCGGCGGAAAACGCCCGGATGACGCTACCGTTGCGCAGATGCAAAGCTACCGAGCCCGCGCCCCGCCGGAACCCGGCGACATCCTCGTCGGGCACCACCGCGAGCAGCCCGGCCCGGGGCGCCTCGAAGCACACCGCGAGGACTTCGCGCTGGCTCTTGGCGATCACCGCGTACTGGCCGGGGCGCTGGCGCGCCCAGCCGCGCAGCGTCTCCGCGCCGGTGCGGGTCTTGCCGTAGCCGCGCCCGGCCATGATGAGCCACGTGTGGTACTGCGCCGGTTCGCGCTGCGCGGCGCGGGCGTGGCGGTCCCAGTTGTAGCGGGCGGCGTCCTGGGCGGCCGACAGGGCGCGGATCTCGCTTTCGATCTGCGAGTCGCTCATCAGCGACGGTTCGATGAACATGCGCGTGCGGCCTAGAAGTAGGTGTCGATGACGACCAGCCCGGCGCGCCCGCCCTGGGCGCCGATCCCGGCGCCGCCGGCCGCGCTGATCGCTCCGCCGCCGCCCGCGCCGGACCCGTTGGGCACCCCGCCGCGGCTGGAGATCGCACCGGATCCGACCATCGACGCGCCGCCGCCACCGGCGAAGCTGCTGCCGCCTTGCCCGCCCGCGCCGACTGTGCCGGTGCCGAACCCGGCCCCGCCCGGGGCGCCCGCCGAGCGGATGCCCGCCACGGTGGTCGTGCCGAGCGCGGTCAAGGCACCCCCGGCGCTGGTGGTGAACGCCGACGAGTTGAGCCCGGCCTTGCCGCCCTGTCCGCCCGGCGCGTTGATCAGCGCGCCGACGGAGCTGGCGGTGCCGTCCGCGCCGTCGGTCGCCCCGGCCGCGCCGGTCGCGCCGCCGGTGCCGACGGTGACCGTCTCGGTGGCGCCCAGCGACGCGGCGGGGAAGACCGCCTCGGTGTAGCCGCCGGCCTGGCCGCCGCCGCCGCAGGCGTGCTCCCCGGCGGCCGAGGTGGGCACGTTGCCGCCCGCGCCGCCCGCGCCCAGGCACAGGATGCGCACCTCGGTCGCTCCGGCGGGCTTGGTGTAGGTGAAGGCGCCGGGGCTGACGAACACCAGCCGGTCGAACGGCTTGGACGCAGGCACGTACAGGCCGTCGGCGTTGGCGATGACGGCGTTTCCGGCGGTGGCCGACAGCTTCGCGGTGGCGGTCAGCGGCGACGCGGTGGTGCCGAGCCCGGCCAGGTTGACCGTCGCCGTTGCGGCGGAGGCGAGCGGGGCTTCGGTGGCGTACAGCCCGTCGGCGTTGGCGGTCAGGATGTTTCCGGCGGTGGCCGACAGCTTCGCGGTGGCGGTCAGCGGCGAGGCGGTGGTGCCGAGCCCGGCCAGGGCGACCGTCGATGTGGCGGCGGAGGCGACCGGGTCGTCGGGGACGTACAGGCCGCCGTCGGTGCCGTTGGTGAGCTGGTTTCCGGCGTCGGTGGAGATCGACGGCCCGCTGCCGCCGCCGGTGGCGGCGATGACGTAGGGGCTGCCGGCGGTGCCGACGCCGGTGACGGTGACGTTGGCGCCGGCGATCACGGCGCAGCCGCAGGCGGCGCTCGGCGAGGACTGGGGACCGCAGCAGCCGAACCGTACGGACATGTCGCACCACCGGCATCACGGGACGGGGTGCCCGGCCCGCAGCCAGCGGCGAGATTGCCGCTTCATGCTATCCGGGGCGGCGTCCGGCGGGGGCGGGTCAGTTGCCGGGGAAGCTCGGGGTGGTTTGCAGGGTCTGGTTGGTGACCAGCTGCGTGGTCAGCGTCATGATGGTCAGCTGCCCGTTGGTGGCCAGCACGTAGCCGGCCATCTGCGACCCGGACTGGAACATGCCGTAGTACGGCTGGCTGGGCAGGAACCGGCTGTCGGTGATGGTCAGGACCAGCTCGTCGGGGATGTCCTGGGTGGTCGGGGTCAGGTTCGCGCCGCTGCGCATGGCGTTGACGACCAGCGACACTACGGTGTTGATGCGCCGGGCCTGGGTCGCGGTGCCGGCCCCGGTGGTCCAGTTCGGGGCCCAGGTCAGCCAGGCGGTGGTGGCGTTGTTGATCCAGCCGGTGTCGACGGGCTTGGCCATGATGCCGTTGTCGGTGCCGAAGGTGAGCATGTTGCCGGTGTTGCCCGACAGGCGGGCCGACAGCAGCCGGGTGGAGCTGTTGTAGGTCAGCCCGTTGGACAGATGCGTGCCGACGCAGTCGGCGACGGCGTTGCAGTTGGCGGTCTGGGCGAGCTGGGTGGCGACGTTGGGCGCGTACAGGCCGCCGGCGTTGATGGCCATGATGTTGCCGGTGTCGGTGGCCAGCTTCACCACGGCGGTCAGCGGGGTGGTAGCCGACGCGGTGCCGGAGAAGTCGACGGTGCTGCTGTCGTTGATCACCGGGGCGGGTACGTAGATGCGCCCGTCGCTGCCCATGCGGGCGATGTTGCCCGCGTCGGCGGACGCGGCGGTGATGCTGGACACCACGTAGGGGTCTTCGGCGCCGCCGGTGCCGAGCACGGTGACGTTGGTGCCTGCCTGCACGGCGCAGGTGCAGCGGCCGGATTTGGTGCAGCAGACGACGCGTCCGGGCACGGCGCACCCCCGAAATTCGTTACGGGTGCCCGGCCCGCAGCCAGCGGCGAGGTTGTCGGTTCATGCTAGCCACGCCGGGCCGGTCAGGGCCGCAGGTAGGTGTTGGAGGTGGCCAGGTTCTGCCCGGTCGACAGGGTGGAGTTGATGGTTTCCAGGTTCGCCGCCCCGGCCAGCGACAGGGTGTAGCCGCCGATCTGGGTGGAGCTGAAGACCCGGCCGGTGTGTCCGGCGACACTGGGCTGGAAGCGGGTGTCGGTGATGGTGAACATCGGCGCGACGGCGATGTCCCAGCCGGCGTTGGGGACCAGGTTCGCGCCGGTGCGCTGGACGCCGACGACGATGAACACCTGCTGTCCGATGTAGCGGGCCAGGCTCGGCTGGGTCGGGGACTGGGCGAAGCCGGTCTGGAAGGTCAGCCACGGGGTGGTCGCGTTGTCGATCCAGCCGGTGTCGGGGATCTTCGCGTACAGGCCGGTGTCGGGGCCGAACGCGGCCAGGTTCCCGGCGTCGGTGGACACCTTGAGGGCCAGCAGGTGGGTGGCGGTGGTGTAGGCCAGCCCGGCGGACAGGTGGGTGCCGGTGCAGTCGGCGACCGCGTCGCACATCGCCGCCGTCTGGGCCAGCGACGTGGCGATGCTCGGCACGTAGTTGCCGGTGCCGGTAACGAAGTACGCCTGCCCGGCGGTCGAGGTGTCGCGGCGCAGGACGCCGGTCAGCGGGCTGGCGGCGGTGGCGTTGCCGGACAGGTCGACCGAGGTGGTGTCGGCGACCGTCCACGCGGGCACGTACAGCCGCCCGTCGGATCCGGCGGTGGCCCGGTTTCCGGGCTCGGCGGACGGGGTGACGATCGCCGACAGGGTGTAGGGGTTGATCGCGACGCCGCCGCCGGTGACCTTCATGTTGCGCCCGGCCGTGATCAGGCAGCGGCAGGCGTCGTCGGTCACGGTGGTGGCCGGGTCGACGCTCACGGCGTGGCCGTGATGTCGGTGATCTCGGCGCCGCAGGCGCCGCAGGTGACGCCCTGCCAGCCCCAGGCGGCCGGGTCGTCGGGGATGGCCAGGTCCGGGACCGGCACGCCGTCGTTGGGGCAGGCGGGGTTGTGGCAGATTGCGGTGGCGTAGTGGAACCCGGGCGGCGGGGCGGGGGTGGTCATCGGGGCTCCTCTATGTCGGGGGTGCGGTCCGCTCGGTGGCGATCCAGTCGACGTTGACCGACATCGTTCCGGCCGCGCCGGTGGTGCCGAAGAACATCAGGAAGCTGGTCGCGGTGGCGGCCAGGGCGCGGCCGTACCAGAACGCCGAACCGCCGGGGTTGGCGGTCAGGTTGGTGGCCATCGACGGGGTGGCGGAAAACGCGACTGGGAAGGTGACGGTCTTGGTGACCGACACGACGCTGACCGCCGACATGAGGGTGACCCCGGCCTGGACCCGGGGCACGTACAGCCCGTCGGCGTTGGCGGTGACGGCGTTGTTGGCCGCCGCCGACACCCGCGCGGTGGCGGTCATCGGGCTGGCGATGGTGCCCAGCCCTTGCAGGTTCACCGTGGACGTGTTGGCGGTGACCAGCGAGGTGCCGGGGCCGCCGGCGACGTAGATGCCGCCGTCGGTGCCGAACCCGGCGGCGTTTCCGGTGTCGGTGGACAGCCGTGCGGCCAGCCGGCCGCCGGCGCAGGTCAAGCCGTTGGCGGTGGCCGCGCACACGCACGCCATCACGTCCGTGCAGGCGCCGATGGAGCCGGTGGTGCCGATGACGTAGGGGTTGGCCGCCGACCCGGAGCCGATGACCGTGATCGGCGTTCCCGCCTGTGCCTGCACCAGGCAGGAGCACGCGGTACCGCAGCCGCACCGAGACATGCTGCCCTCCTATGTGGACTAGACGGGGATTTCGACGGGCAGCGGCGGGGGCTCCTCGTCGCTGGTCAGCACGACCGCGCCGACCGGGACCGCGCAGGTGGTGGTGCCGCAGCAGCCGGCGACCGGCCACTGGAACCCGGTCGAGCCCGGGTAGGACATGCAGATGATGATGTCGTCGCCGGGCGCGATCGCGGCGGTGGAGGTCAGGATCTGCGCGGAGCCGGAGCCGGAGACCAGGCCGCCGCCGTGGGTGACGCCGGAGACCCAGGAGCCGTACCAGGTGATCTGCGGGCGAAACGCGGCCTGCACGATGGTGGCGACGACCTGGTCGGCGATGTCGTGGGTGGCGGCGGCCGGGCTGATCGTGGCGCCGGTGCGGTGGGCGGCGATGCGCAGCCAGACCGTGTCTCCGGCCCGGCGCGCGTAGGAGCCGTTGACGCCGGCGCTCCACCCCGACGCGAATTGGATCATCGACGAGCCGGACAGGGCGACCAGTCCGGTGTCGCGGGTCTGCAAGCGCAGGTTGCCGTCGGGGTCCACGCAGAACTCCGGCCCTACGCAGATGCTCGCCATCGCCACCTCCCAGGGGCAAGTATGGATCTCATTCGCTGATCACGTGCCGGGTGCCGGTGGCGGTGTTGACGACTTCCAACGAGGCGCCGTCGGGGGACTGGCGGATTTCGAACACGCCGATGGTCGTCAGCCCGACCTTGCGTTCCAGGCGGGTGATGCGCCGGTCGAATTTCTGGAGCAGCTCGGCCAGGGCCCGGCGGTCCTCGGTGAACACCATCCAGCTTCTATCGGGCAAGGGCGTCCACCTCCAGCGTGCCCAGCGGCTGCATGGCGACCTGGATCTGCTCGCTGCCCGAGGTGGTCCAGGTGGCGGTCATGCGGACCAGGCGCATCGTCTGGCGGACCTGGCGGCAGAACGCCGACAGGGTCAGGTCGATGCGGGTGCCGGCGATCAGCCGGGCGATGGTGACGTGGGCGGTGGGCAGTAGCGACGCGCCGTCGGGGACGCGCACGACGACTGGCTGCGGGTACTGCTGGGCGTACTGGGTGTTGGCGACCGCCTGGGTGGTCGAGGTGCTGGTGGCGTCGTCGACGACGGTGAGCAGTTCGACGAGTCCGTAGAACGCCAGCGCGGGCGGCGACGGTCCGGCGAACGCCGGTACCGCGCCGTCGTTGCCGGTGACGACCTGGCGGGTCGCCAGCAGATTACCGGCCAGCACTACTTCCAGTTCGGTGCCGAAGTCGCCGTCGTGCAGCGGGGCGACGATGGCGCTCTGGGCGAGCAGGTCCCCGGCCAACAGGATCGCCCGCCCGACGGTGGTGTAGTCCATGCCGATGTTGGCGATCTCGCGCAGCTCGTCGCCCCAGGTGACGGTGTACGGTCCGGCTTTGCGTTCGCCGGGCGCCCCGGCCTTGTTCAGCGCCCGCACGTACTCCAGCACGTTGGGGTTGTCGGGGCCGAACGCCTGGTTGATGAAGTACAGCGCCATGTCCACCCAGTCGACGTGGTTGGCGGCGGTGAAGTCGTAACCGACCCGGTTGACCCGCACGTCCAGCCAGGCGGTCACGTCCAGGGCGTCGATCTGCACGCTGGTGCGGGTTTCGGTGACGGTGTTGACCGGGCCCTGCCAGACCAGTTCGCCGTCGCGGTAGATGGTCAGCTCGTGGCCCCACGGCTGGATCTCGGCCAGCTGCGCGCAGCAGTCTATGCCGGCGGCGGACTTGTCGACGGTGACGCTGGCGTCGGAGGTTTCGTCCAGTCGCCGGCTCCAGACCAGGGCGGTGATCCCGCGCAGCTGCACCAGCGGCAGCACGCCGCCGCGGTGGTGGATCACCGCCGCGTAGTCGTTGGAGCAGCCCAGCGTCTGATGCGTCATGCGGCGTCCTCGCGGGGCACCAGCGACACGTCCACACACGCGTCCGGGGAGTGTCCTGTTTGGACGTTGGCGCGCAGGCACAGGCCGCCGCCGCAGTCCAGCACCGGCCAGGTGAACAGCCCTCCGTCGGCGCCGTACAGGGATGCGTTGGCGTTGAGGGCTTTGCCGAGCCCGGCGGCCTGGCATTCGGCGTACGCGGACTGGATGCGCCCGTCGACGATGAACGTGGTGTCGGGCGGGATGTAGGGGACCGAGAGCACCGAGCAGGCCGCGCAGTCGTGCAGCAGGTCGTCGGTGCACGCCGCGCCGGTCGGGTTGGCGTAGAAGGTCAGGGTGAGCCCGCGCATCGCCTGGGCGCCGGTGGTGACCTTGACCAGCGGCACGGCGTCCAGCCACAGCGGGGTCGCGCCGGGCGGGATGACGACCAGCGCCTCGTCGTTGGTGGTGGCGTCGAAGCAGACCTGCGTGCACGGATCCGGCGGGACCGGCGGGCGGGGCGGGACCGGCTGCGGCGGGCAGCCCGAATTCGGGTCGGTCAAACAGTCCTCGCCGGTGTCGCAGACCGAGTCGGCGTCGAAGGTGGCCCGGCCGGGCCCGCGCACCCGCAGCCGCGGCCCGCGTCCGACGGTGTTGCCGCACGGGCCCAGCGACGGGTTTTCGATCCATTCGACGCACTCGTCGACCTCGTCGACGGGCACCCAGTCGCAGATCGTCGCGATCGGCACCGGCTCGCGGTACAGCCACGGCAGCCCCGACACGAGGGTAAACTCCACCATCGCCAGGGCGGCGTTGCGCAGCAGCGACCGGTCGGTGACGGTCGGTCCTTCCAGCAGCCCGGTTTCGTACACGGTCCGCAGCGCGTTGTCGCCGCACGGGTCGGGGGCGTCGTCGGCGCAGCACGGGCAGTATGCGTACAGGCACATCGGCCCGGCGCCGCACAGCCCGGTGCACTTGCTGCCGCGCAGCGCCGAGGCCAGCCACGCGATTCCGTACGAGAGGGCCTGGTCGTCGGCGGCGACCGCGACGGCTCGCACGACGACCTCGCGGCGCGCGTAGCGCAGCGGTTGCAGGGTGGCGCCGTCGGTGAGCAGGTCGACGGCGGCCCGCGAGCCGGTGCCGTTGGACAGCCCGGAAAATTCCAGCGCCAACAGGCCGGCGAAGCGGGCCGAGGCCGGCTCGGCCGGGTCGTACCAGGGGGCGTCGTCGGCGGCCGGGTTGGTGTACGGGGCATCGCCCAGCGAGGCGGCCAGGTCGTCGCAGTCGACGCAGCCGACCCCGGCGATGCCGAACCCCCGCGCGTACGCGGCGGTGCGGCTGTTGTTGACCAGCTCCGCGCCTTCCAGGCTGAGCCACCCCTGGTATGCCATCTACGCCACCGCCATCCGGGCCAGTCGGGAGGTGATCTGCTGGGCGACCAGGCGCGGGTCGGTGACGGCGGTGACGACGGTGATCGGGGCGTTGATGGTCACCTGGGTGGGCCGCTGCTGGCTGGTGTCGCCGGCGGCGCGGTGCAGGATGTCGGTCAGCCCGGACGCCTGGGCGAGCTGGACCGCGCGCAGCGGCTTGGTCAGCGGGATGACGACCTCTGGCCCCGCCTCGCCGACCATGACCTTGGTCGCCGAGTTGAACAGGCCGCCCTGGGCCAGGTGCGGCACCTCGGGGATGTCCGGGCCGGGCAGCCGGTTGAACGCCCGGATCAGGGCGTTGATCGCGTCGATGGCCAGATTGATGCCGGCGCCGATGCCGTCGGAGATGGCCCGCCCGATCGCCGCGCCGAGGTCGCCGATGCGCCCGGGGATGCCCTTGACGAAGTCGACGAACCCCTGCACCCGCTTGAGCACGACGTCGATCGCCGAGGAGACGAAGTTCTGGATGCCCAGGAACGCCTTTACGACCACCGTGCGCAGGGTGGTGGCCACCGTCATCATGCCCTTGAAGGTGTTCATCACCGACTGGATCATGATGTTGACGATCCGCAGCCCGGCGGTGACGGCCAGCAGGCCGAGTTCGAGCAGCGGCAGCGCCGACGTGACGATCGGCAGCAGCACCGGCAGCAGCGGAATGACCATGTCGACCAGGTCGGCGAACGTCAGGGCCAGCTGCACGACGGCGTCGGCCAGTTCCGGCATCATCGGGATGATGTCGACCAGGGTGTCCATCAGGGCGCCGCCGAATTCGTCGACCAGCGGCAGCAGGGCGGCGGCCAGGCGCAGGAACGCCGCGGCGATCGCCGGCAGCGCCGGGGCCAGTCCGTCGACGAACGAGCGGACCAGCCCGGCGACCTGCGGCAGGATCGGCAGGAATGCCTTGCCCAGTTCGAGGATGACCGGCAGGAACGCGGTCACGAACGAGTTGGCGATCTGGGCGATGACCGGGCCGAGCTGCCCGGCCAGCTGTACGACCAGCCCGGAGATGAGGTCGATGAACGGCGTCAGGGCCTTGACGACGACGCCGATGATCTGCGCGAGCGGGCCGAGGTTGACGGCCAGCAGCTCGACCAGGGCGGCGACCAGCCCGCCGAGCGCCGGCAGCGCCGGGGCCAGCGCGACGACGATGGACGAGATCGCGGTGGCGAGCGGTTGCAGGGCCGGGACCAGCGCCAGCAGGGTGTCGGCGACGGCGCCGCCGAGGGCTTGCAGGCCCGGTTCCAGGGCGGTGATGACCGGGCCGAGGGCGTCGATGACGGCCTTGACCGCCGGGGCCAGGGTGATGATCAGGTCGGAGATGACCGGGGCGAGGTTGCCGATCTGGGCGGCGATCGCGGCGATGACCGGGCCGATCGCGTCGCCGAGGGTGGCCAGGGTGCCGAAGAAATTGGTCAGCGCGGCCTGGCCCTGCGCGGATTTGAAGAACGCGTCCAGGGCGCCGGTGACCTTTTGCAGCGTGGTCAGGAAGTTGCCGCCGGTCGCCTCCGAGGCGGTGAAGAACGACTTGAAGACCCCGAAGACGTTGGTGGCGATGTCGCCGAGCTGGGTGAGCACGTCCAGGCCGGTCTGGATCCAGTCGGTGGCCTTGCCGCTCTTGGCGGACTCGGACAGGAAGTTGCCGAATTTGGTGGCCAGCCCGCCGATCGCGTCGCCGAATTTGACGACGAACGGCAGCCCGACGGTGACCAGGTCGCGCAGCCCGGCCAGCAGCGGGATCAGCCCGCTTCCGGCGCCGGCCATGGACTTGCGGGTGGAGGTGAACGCGGCCGAGAGCACCTTGAGGTTTTCGCCGCTGGTCGCGAACTTGAGCAGCTGCTTGCCGATCTTGCCCAGTTCGGTGCCGATCCCGGCGAAGCCCTTGCGCAGGCTCGGCAGCAGCTTGGTGACCGAGGTGATCGGGCCCAGCGCGCCGACAAACGACTCCTGGGCGGCCTTGCGCACGGTGTTGAACTGGGTCTTGAGGCCGCGCAGTTGCAGCGCCAGCGCTCTGGCCTTGGCGCCCATGCCCTCCAGCGCCTTTTCCAGCTGCTTGTCGCTGGTCGCCTTGAGCGCGTCGGAGAAGCCTTTGAGCGACAGGACCAGGCCGGTGATGCCGATGCCGGCGGCGGTCGCGAACGCGGGCAGCGCGGCCAGGATCCCCGACAGGTCGGCCAGGGAGCCGGCCAGGCTCAGCACGTGCGGCAGCGCCGAGAGGGCGGCGGCGGCGATGGTGCCGATCGACGCCGCGCCGCGGGCGATCCGGTTGAGTTCGTTGGTGACTTTGGACAGTCCCTTTTGGATCAGCTGGCTGGCCTTGACGAAGCCCTTGCCGACGTCCAGGCCGATGCGGCCCAGGTCGGCGATGCCGCGGCGCAGCTCGCGGCCGAAGCTGTCGGCGACCGCCCGGCCGCCCCGGGCGGCGATCTTGGCGGTGTCGCGGAACACGGTGCGCAGCCCGGTCGCCGGGTCGAAGGCGTGGATGAACCGGCCCTGGGCGTCCTTGCCGGCGACTTGCAGGACCAGGCCCAGCCGCTTGGCTTCGCGGGCGGCGCGGTCGACGAAGCGCAGCCCGGCCAGCTCCCCGCCTTCCTCGAACTTGATGCCCAGCCGGTTGGCGATCTGCGACGCGCTCTCGGTGACCTTGCGCTCGTTCTTGCGCATGCCGGCCGCGACGCGGTCGGAGACCCGCGCGCCGGTGGTGCTGACGCCCTTGGTGACGCTGGAGGAGAACGAGCTGGAGAAGCTGCGCCCGGCCTTGTCGCCGGCGGCCTTGACTTCCTTGTCCAAAGACGACAGTGACCGCCGCAAGTCGCGGCGGATGCTCGCGCCGAATTTGGCGGTGTCGGCGACGATTTCGATGAAGGCTCGGCCGAGGGTGGCCACATCCGCATCGTACGGAATATGGGAGATCCCGGTTACTGGACGGGATTCCCCATAATCTGCAACGGCCAGGCCGGTGTCCTAAGCCGGCCTGGCCGTTGTGATTTCCCCCGGGACATCACGGGGCGCGGATGCCCGCACGGGGCGTCGGGCCGCATCGCACCACGCGGTGACGCCGCCAGTCTATCCAGGACTGCTGACGGCGGCGGCGCCGAAGCGGGCGCCGGTCATCGACGGCATCGCCTGAAGGAACGACGCCAGTGTGTCCTCATCGGACCAGCCCGGTGCGCTGTCGCGGCCGGCGGCGGGCAGCGGCGGCTCGTAGAGGGTCTGGTTGAACTTGTCCACGTCGTCGGGTGCGCCGTGTTCGGTCAGCCACGCGTAGGCGACGTCGCACAGGTCGTTGACGTTCAGGGTCAGGGGGTCAAGGCCCCGCCGGAGGCAATCGCCGTTAAAGGACGGCCAGCGTTCGGCGACGGCGACGACGAGACGCTGGGCGACGTAGGAGGGCGCCCGGACCACTCCTGCATGGCCCATTCGATGATCTGCTCGACGACGTCGAGGTCCAGCGGGTCGTCGCTGTCGAGCATCCGGGTGCGCAGCCGCTCGCGGCCGGGTTCGACAAGGGTCGCTTCCAGGAAGTCCAGCATCGCCGCGACCCGGTCGGCGTCGGTGCGCCCGGATGCCTGGGCGGCCATGATGTAGGCCATCTGGCTGTTTTTCGGCGGGCGCATCACGTAGTCCTCGCCGTCGAGCAGAAACGGCAGCTCGGGCAGCTTGGGTGTGCCGTCGGCGGCGTGGCTGGCGACCGAGCTGGTGAACTCCTTCACGTTGTCCCCCTTGGTTTGTCAGGTGACGATGAAGCCCCGCGGGATGCACACCCGGCGCAGCGGCTCCGTCAGGTACGGCACCGCCTGGGTGCCGGGGTGGTGCACGCTCTCGGCGAACCCGTCGGGGCCCAGGTTGAGCGCTTCGGTGGGCGGGATCGGGAAGATGTCGTGGCTCTGGGTGCCCTCGTGGACGTAGGTGGCGTACGGGGTGTCGGCCGAGACGGTGCCGATGATGCGGAAGCCTTCGACGCGGGTCTGGGCGTCGATGCTGGCCAGCAGCCGCCCGGTGCGGGTGGGCACCATGCGGCGGGCGTGCTCGGCGACGGCGTCGGCGGTGTCGGCGACGAATTTGCCGCCCAGGTCGTCGGCGACTTCGCGGACCACCGGCGCGAACAGGACCAGGCGGACGCTTGCGGCCATCAGGGCGTCCCGCAGGGGCACAACGCCACGGCGTAGGTGACGCGGACTTCGCCGCCGACGCAGGCGCCGCGCGGCCCGAACGGGTCGTAGGCGCCCAGCGACGTCATTTCGACGGCGTCGCCGGCGCAGCACAGCGCGGTCGCGTTCAGGGCGTCCACATCGGAGTACTGGGCCAGGGCGTCGGCTTCCAGGGTTTCGCAGTCGGGCGGGGTGCCGTCCTCGTCGACGGTGTGGGCGCAGCGCACCACGCCGATGCCGAAGGTGACGGCGGCGAGCGGGGCGACCGGACCGGGACCCCAGCAGTCGCCGGTCGCCCCGCTCGCCGGATTGGGGAAGCTGTCGGCGTCGGTGGCGGCGTAGGTGACCAGGCGCACCCACGCGGTTCCGGCGCAGCAGTCGTCCAGGGCGATCGATTCCCCGGCGACCAGGCAGCAGCGGGCCGGCGGCCCGGCGACGGTCTGCGACAGCTTGTCGCACAGGCATTCGGCCAATGCCGTTGCGAGGGGCCACCAGCTGGGCACGGGGGCGGTCATACGCCGCTCCACGTGGTGCGCCGGTTGCGGTCGCAGGCATCGGGCGTCCACACGTCGGCGGCCGAGGCCAGTTCTTTGGGGTTGACGGCGGTCAGCCACAGGTCGACTTCGGCGATGCCGGTGCGGTAGTGGTTCTGGGCGATGGTGCGCTGGACGAAGTCGATGCGCACGCCCTGGCGGTCAAGGCTCGCGATGTTGCGCGGCAGCCGGCAGCTCTTGTCGCCCAGGCAGTCTTTGAGCAGTTCGCAGGCCAGCACCCCGGCGGCGTACTGGCCGCCGACGGGGACCGGCTCGCCGCGCTGGTAGGCCACGACGAAGGCGCCTTCGTCGGCGGGTCCGGCGTCCATGTGCTGGCAGGGCGGCCACTGCCCGCCGTCGGTCCGCGTCAGGTAGCGAAAGTCGTCGATGCGGTACTGGTCGGGTTCGAGCAGCTGGCCGTTGATGGCCACGTAGTCGACGCTGCGGGCGGGGCCGGGCAGGCAGACCTGCGACAGCGGGCCGCAGGAGCAGTCGGAGAAGGTGCCGCAGCCGCAGCCGATGTTGAACCATTGCCCGCCGATGATGGCGGGCTCCGGGCCGGGCGCGGAGCGCGGCGGGGCGCAGCGGCGGTTGCACGGGCGAACGGTGACGTCGCACAGCCCGAACCGGCGTCCGGAGTACATCCAGATCAGCTCGGCGGCCAGTTGCAGGCGCCGGTCCAGCACTGCGGGGTCCACTTTGGACAGGTCGAGGGTGGCGCAGCAGCCCATGTCGATCGGCCAGTTGCACGGGCCGGTCGGCGCGTTGCTACAGCGGGCCGCCACGACGGCCGGCGCCGGTGCGCTCATGCGTCCCCCTGTGGTAAGCCCGGCCCGGGGGGCGGGCGGCGGGGGACACCACCGCCCGCGCCCCGGACCGGACGCGCTGCGTTACGGAAGAGTCGGGGCGGTGAACGGCTTGGTCGTGGTCGCGGTGGGGAAGTTCGCGTCGGTGACCTTGATGTTCTTCGTGCCGGCGGTGAGGTACTGGTGCGACACGATGCCCTGCTCGGCG